TCAAGGTGGAGACACGGGTTCGAGTCCCGTTAGGGCTACCAGCAGTATGTCAACACCGCTTACGGTATAAAACACGTGGGCGGTGTCTTCGTTTATTACAACCCGATCAACGAAGGTCTGGATAACGTCCTTCATTGCTCGGAGATCACCGGAATTGAGCTTGGCTTCTTCGGCCTGCATGAATTCGATGATCCTATCTCTGTCTATCTGGCGCGTGACGTCCCGCCGCATCATGATCAACTGCTGCTCAATTTCCCGGGTCTTCGCCTCGGCCGCGTGGAGCTTCTCTTTCAATGCATCCGAGATAAAACCTTGAGCCACGGCGTTGACCACATTTTCAATAGTCCGCTGAGCCTCCCGGCGCTGCCTTTCCAGAGCTTTGATCTCCTGGTCAAAACTCTTTTGCCTTCCCTTCAGAGCCTGCTCTAACTGATCAATTACAAAGGCTTGCCCCTTTTCACTAAAAATATTTTCTTTCAGCCCCCGGATTACAACAGCATTAATATAGTCCTGCCGGACCGTGCTGGCGTCGCACTCCTTAGAGCGCACCTTGAGCCCGCACATGTAATAATCGTGCCTTTTTTTATTTTTACTGTAGCCCGTCCGAGCGACCATAGCGTGGCCGCATTTGCCGCAGTAAACCTTGCCTGACAGGAGATAGATGTGCTTTGCCTTGTTCCTGGCCCGGTCCGGCTGTTTGCGCGCATTAAGTTTTTCCTGGACCCTATCAAAAAGTTCCGGTGATACGATAGCCGGGATAGCATTCGGGATCCGGATCACATCATCCCGGCCATGGCGGTGCTCTTTCTTTGTTCCCTTCATATAGACGAACGTCCCCTTATATTTTTCGTTCCGGAGAATGTCATGAATACTGTTTTTGCTGAGCGGACGGCCTTTCAGCAAAATCATATCGTCGTAGGTGGCCCGGTATACATCCCTGTAAGTTCCGCCGGCGTCGACGATCTCAAAGACGCGGCGGACAATGGGAGCCTCTTTCTCATTGATCACATATCTTTTGCTCTTAGTCCCGGGAATCTCGACCAGGGAAAAACCGAAAGGGGGTTTTCCTCCAGTATGCCAGGCTTTAAGCGCATTTTCAGTGAGACCCTTGAGCGTTTCCTTTGCCAGGTTCGCCGAGAAATATTGTGCCAGAGATTCCAGTACCCCCTCCAGCATTTCTCCCTCTGGCGTGGCATCTATGCGCTGTGAGGCGTATTCCAGACGGATGCCGCACTTCTTGCGAAGGTAATGCTTATGAATTGCGGAATCATAACGATCCCGGGCGAAGCGATCCACCTTGTCCATCACCAGCACGTCAAAAAGGCCGGCCTTGGCGTCCGCGAGCATCTGCTGGAACTGTGGGCGCTGATCGGTCTTTCCGGATATAGCCTCATCAGAGTAGATTTTTACAATTGAGTAGCCCTTTGATTCGCAGTATTGGCGGCAAAGGCGCACTTGAGCGTCGATAGATTCCTCTCTTTGGTTGTCACCTGAAAAGCGAGCATAAATGGCGGCACGGTCGGGCATGATTATCTCCTCAATCACTTTTAGCTTTATAATTCTTCATCCATTGTTTAATACCTCTTGTCTAAATTAATCATAGTCTAAAGCCCTTTTAAAGACTAAAACCGCCTTTCGGCGGCTCAAGTTATCTTACTACCTCATCAAAGCATTCAATTATGAGTTCTGGCAACCTTGATAAATCCTCATAGGAATTGATATAAATCCGGCTTTCACCATGTCCTTTTGGACTTTGCTCGACCGTAAATTCCTTAACCAATTCTTGTGCTTTATGAACTGGTAGCTTTGTTATAACGTGTTTATTGGTACCATCAAGTATAATTCTTAAGAACCAGTTTGTTATGCTTTTATTGTAGATTACATAATAAACTGTGGTATCTTTGTTATTTAGTTGGGATATGTCCCTGCCAGCGTCAGATAATATCTTCTTTACAATATCGAAACAAAGTATTTCTTCTTCCGTAGTTATGACTTGTTTTTTAGGTTTTTCTGGTTCATTTTCTGCCACGATCTCATTCATATTTTCATCCGATTGTTCTGTTATTTCTTGATTGCTCTCATTTTGCTGGAAAAGGCCCTGGCTAACTAATTCAACGATAGCCATTGATATTGATTTTTTAACAATAGGGCGGAATCGCTCGACAACATTGGTTGTTATTCTCGTATCGCTGAAATCCTTGATTAAATACCTGATAAATTCATCCGGAGGGTTTTTGAATAATTCACGTAGTTTTGTATTTAGATTCGAGGTATAAATGAGCTCTTCAGCATATTTAACTATGGTATCCGTTTCAAAACGCTCTTTTGTAAATTGAGCAAGTATTTCAATATCAGAATCTGAGATATTTGTTATATCGACTTTAAAGAACGGGTTCTCATCCATGATATTGTTTTTATCGAGGTCTGTGAAGAATTTATACTCAATCCCATTGGTTATGATTGCCACCCTAACTTCGGGTGTCGCATTAAAATATCTTTCAAGCTGGGCGCTATGGTTTCCAAGTTCTTCTCCTACGGCTTTTGCCTCAATAAACATAATGGGAACATCGTTCTTAAAAATTGCATAGTCAACTTTCTCTGCTTTTTTCTTGCCAAAATCAGCGACATACTCAGGCTTTACTTCTAACGGATTAAATACATCGTATCCGAGAACCTGAAGAAAAGGAATAATCAACGCTTGCTTTGTCATTTCCTCATTCGAGACGTGTTTTTGCCTTTCAGACACCTGGAGTGATAATCGCTTAAGCTCCTCTTTGAAATTCATGCCTGTCCCCCCCAGATTAATAAATATATTTAGATGCTGCTGCTTCGGCAATATGATCAGCAGCTAATTCTTCTCTTGTCCAGTCCATTCTCACCAGATACGGTCTCTCCGGCGCTTCGGCTTTGATATGATAGAACTCATGCAGGAAAATAAACTGCTGGGCATCATAATCCAGTATCCAGTTTCCAATAATGTAATAAATTCCGTGGCCTGAGCGATAAACCAGGCCGGCTATATCTTTTCCCAGGGGCGCCACCTGGGTTCTAATGTTATGAGCTTCAAGTATTTCCTGAACCATGTCAGGGTTGTCCAGTAACTTCTGAAAGAGTTTGCTTTGAGCAATCTCGGACATGCTATCACTGCCTTAATAAAAAACCGCAGTTGGTTTATTTGGTACTGCGGCTTAATCTCCGAACTCTTTAGCTTCTTCGTCTTCGATGGCTTTAATTACGCGGATAACACGGCGGATGGAATCGTCGGACAGCGGCCTTACCTGTTTGAATAGTAGAAAGAGATCATCCCGTTCCTTCATCTCTTTCCAGAATTCCAGGAGCTCTTCTGCGTTTGGATCGTCGGCCAGGGCCTCTTCGATGCGGCGGTGGGCAGCCTGGATTTCGGGAGAGTGTTTTGCCTCTTCCGCTATTTCTTCGACGGGGCGGGGGTCGTCGGTGCGGCCAAGGAGGTAGTCAGTTGACACGGAAAAGAAGTTAGCGAACTTCTTCAGAGTTTCATAATCAGGCTGTCGATTGCCTTTTTCATAACGGGATATGGTAGCACGATCAACTCCAAAATGCCTACCAAGTTCTTCCTGGCTTAATTGACGATCTTCTCTTAATTGACGTAGCCTTTCACCAAAAGTCATGTCTATATGCACCTCAATAATCTTAATAATATAATGTACCGAAACGGCACTATTAGCAATATCGTGTGCCATAACGTCAAAAATTATTTTTTGTACCCCTTGACGTACCAATACGGCAACAGTATAATTAGCTTAGAACGTTACCAGATAGGCAACATAGGCAGGTGAGAATAGTGCACCAACGTTCGCAGTTAATTAAATTTCGAGAAGAGACCTTAAAAAAGACTCAAGAAGAAGTAGCCCAGATGCTTGGTATTACACGATTTACATACTGCCGCTATGAGAATGGCACCCGTAATCCAAAGCCAACATTTATTGAATTGTTTGCTAAAGTCTTTAATCTCAGTCTGGAGCAAAGCTACAAACTTTTTTATGCCTTGGATGTTACCGAAACGTCACTATCAACCGGAACAGAGGGCCAATAACTCCGGGCTGATGTTTGCAATTCAAGAGAGGGGAGGTGGATCTCGTGAGCCAACGGCTTAAAAACCGATTAATGGAAATCGTCTATCGTGGTTCTCATAGTAGACCATACGGACCCCAGTGGGAAGTACAAGTAACCAGATTTCGTGATACTGAGTCTGGTGATGAATATGAATGGTGGTCTGATAGGGTATACACAGATTTCAGTCCTTCGCTCAAAAAAGGCGATCAAGTAATTCTTTCAGCTACCCCTACTCCTGGATATGGACAATATCCTCATTTGCGGCAAGTAAAAATTCATTCGTTAAAAAGGAGTGCATAAGCGACCCCCCGGGTCAATGACGGTTGCTCCCACCGGAGACCCGATCTTTTACAAGAGGTGATCCAAATCACCTACGAGGAGCGAAAAAACAATGCCTGAAGTCCAACTTATAGAGATGGTCTACAGCCTCAAAACGGGCGAACTGCTCGAAGTGAAGCATCATGGCACCATCCAGGTGGCCAAGGATCCCTATGAAGCATATGCTCAAAGACTGCTCCCGGAACTGGAAGAATTCCTGAGAAAGCGAGGTGACGATCCATGCCAACCCGCTGCGCCTGCTGCGGCAAACTCCTGAACGGTACCCACTATCCGCACCCGGAAACGGGAGAGGCCGTATGCAGTCAGTGCTACGAAGCAGCCAGCCACGCCTACGCCGCAGCCCGGGATGAGGGGCTGCTGAGCGCTTAAGGGCGGCAGGACGACACGGGCGCAAGATTCATTGCCCGGAGTGAAATGGAGAATGTCCTGCCGCCAGGTAAAAATCTACCAGAAAGGAGATGATCAAGAAATGCCAAAAGCCGCACATGCCGCACGCAAGCCGAACACGAATCTGCTCGCCGAATCCCGCCAGAAGGCCGGCTTGAGCAAGACCAGCGCAGCTGCAATGCTGTACATCGACCGTCGCAAACTTGTTTATTACGAGAACACGGTCCCGCCGGCCGACGTGATCCTGCTCATGTCCGAAGCTTACCAGGACCCTGCTCTGCCCGAACGCTACTGCTCCGAACTCTGCCCCATCGGAATACATTGCCGCATGCCTGTTGAGCCACGAGATCTGGCTACCGCGGTCCTGGGTGTGCTCAAAGAATGTAACGACGTGCAGATCATCCGTGACCGACTGGTTGAGATCGCTGAAGACGGACTGATCGATGAAAAAGAGAGGCCGGACTTTGAGCGGGTCATGGCAGAGCTGTTTGACCTGCAGCAGCGGATCGAATCATTGCGGTTATGGGCTGAAACGCATTTGAATCAAAAAGAAAGGGGGAAGGCGGCGTGACGCAGGTTCTGGGATTCATCGGTACCAACCGGGGCTTCAGACATGCGCTCCGTGAGTTACGGAAACTGGCAATGCGGGGAGCGACGTTCCAGACCGACCAGGACAAGATCGACCGGGTAATGCGGAAGGCCAAGATATTGGATCTCAAATACCAGATTCGCGGGCCGCAAAACGCGGCATAACAAAAAAGCTGCTTCAAAAGCAGCTAGAAAGGAAAACCACTATGTCTAGTATGTTACCACAGGCAAGACCACAAGTCAATGATTCCATTCCCTTCGAGCAGTTGCGCCTCGCCCTGGAGACCGTGGACGCTGCAGCCAAAGCGTATTACAAAGCACCGAGCAAATACATCAAAAACGAACTCCTAACCGTCATCGAGGCGGCACTGCCCGAGGGCTACGTCGAGTACACCACCAGCCACGGTATCACCGTGATCAGGCTCGACGATCAGATCCCGCCGCCCCGCATCCATCTCTGTATCGAGCGCATAGCCGAGAGCGACCTCTGCCCCGGATGCGGCGGCGACCTGCTGACCGGCGGGGAGGTGGTGGACAGGTATTCCAGGCACGGGGAAACGGTGCTAACGGTGATGTGCCGAAGCTGCCAGCAGTTCGTCAGGGTGAGGGAAAGGGGGAGACTGTAATAGCCGTCTACCTGCTGCACTTTGATTCAAAGATCGCAAATCACGCCCAGCACTACATCGGCTACGCCGAAGACGTGGACACTCGGGTTGCGGAGCACAGGAGCAACCCGGGAGCCCGGCTGATGCAGGTGGCCAAGGAGCGTGGCATCGGCTTCGAAGTGGTCAGGGTGTGGCCGGACGGGGACCGGAACTTTGAGCGGCGGCTCAAAAACCAGAAGCATGCTTGGAGACACTGCCCGATCTGCCGGGCGACAAGGATGACAGGAAAGCAAAGTTGATTATTTCACGTGAAATAAAGGAGGTTCAAACGGATGCTTTTACAACAGGAGATCACCAAGGCAATCCAGTCGGCGGCCAGGGACCTTATTGCCGAAATGGGCCTCCAGCAGATCGAAACCAGGCTGCTGGAGATCCCGGCCAGGATCAAGGAGAAGCAGGATCAGATCCTGGCCAAGCAGCGAGAGATCGAAGACCTCAAAAAGCAGCTGGATGAGCATAGGTCCATCGCCGAGACGATCAAGGCGGTCACCGAGGCCGAGGTGGTCACGGAGACCAACAGCGACGGAAAACCCCGGTTCTCCAACGACAAGCTCCGCAATGCCGAGACTGCCAGGCGCCTGGCTGCCAACGAGGAATACCAGGCCGCCAGGCGGGCGATGCAGGGCTTCGAGGAACAGATTGCCGCGGTCAATCTTGATATCGGCATGCTCAGGAATGAGGTAGGACAACTAGAAGCCACGATGGCCAACTACCGGGTGATCCTCTCCGCCCGGGCTGCACAACTCGCCGCCATATTCGGCGGCCAAGTGTAAACCAAATTCGAAAGGAGATGCTTCGAATGGCGATACCGCAAGAAAAGGTTACAAATCTGCCAGTTCAACTCACACCTGCGCAGGTCCAGATGATGCTGGCAGGAGTGGACTGCACCGGCTTATCCGAGCAGGATAAGTTAGAACTGGCCGCCGTCCTCTGGGAGGACTATCAGAAGAGCGCTGAAATCACCAATTACAAACCGCAACGAATCAAAATTGTTAAGGAGACGCAGATGTTTGCCGACTCCCTGGGCAATTCTTTCGACGAATTGAGGGGCGTCATAATCGCCCGGCAGACTACCCGGGGATACTGGCCGAAGAAAGGCAATGACAAAAGGCCCTTATGCAGCTCCCTGGACGGCAAAACCGGCCGTATGCGCCATGAGGCGGCTGACGGATCCGTGTTTTTTGAGGAGCGACACTGCAAAGATTGCGAGTTTAACAAGTGGGGCAGCGCCGTCGACGAACATGGGCAGCCGCTGGCCGGTAAGGCCTGTAAGGAGATGCGCCGTATCTATATCCAGCAGCCGGGGGCGATGTTCCCCAGCTATATCAGCCTGTCGCCGACCAGTATCAACGCCTGGGACGACTTCATTTCCGGACGCCTCAACGCCGGCATTTCCGATCTTAAGGCTCAAGTAGTGCTGACCTTGATTGAAAGCGGCAACAACAAATTTTCATACAGCATTGTCAAGGCCAAGAACGGTCCGGCGCTCAAACCTCTGGAAATCCTCGAATTCATGAAGATTAAAAAGCAATTCGAGGAGAAACTGCTCGGCATGGACGTTGAAGATGAGGATTATTACAGCGAGGAGCCTGGCGAGGGAACTGTCGGCGACGCCTGGGAGCCACCAGAACCAGAAACCGTGTACAATAACGTGGCGTCATCGGACCTGCCTGAAGACCCTCCGTTCTAATAAATGATTATCTTTCCGGTTGCCCCGCTCCTGGTGCGGTATACACCTCCTTTCCAGGGGCGGGGAAAGCCGGATTAATACTCCGATGAGGAGGAGAAGAGATGCTGTTATGCTGCACCAAAAACTGCAGATATGAATGCTATAACGGAATGATCCAAAACAACATCAGCACGGCAATGAGCATACTGGCTGAAGTGACTCAGCGGTTGTATAGAAAGAATCCCGAACACCCGGAACTAATTCACCTGATGCAGGCCCATAGTATCCTGCAGGATGCTTTCGAGGTGGGTGCTAAAGGATGGGCTATGCACCACGGGGGTACGGTTGAGGTAGAACTGGAGGTGGACCCATGAGCCTTTCACTCAGCTCGCTTGATTCTCTCTATGAGCGCCTTGCGGCCCGGGCAGCTATGCCGGTACAACTCAGCCCGGTAGAGGAGATATTCCGGCATACACTGCCGGAGCGAATTCCCGGATACGAGGTCCGGGAGCCTCAGATCGAGATGGCACGGCTGATAGAGAATGCTCTGCAGAACAACGAGCATGTCCTTGCAGAGGCTGGAACCGGCACCGGGAAGAGCCTCGGCTACCTGATTCCCATTCACCTGTACGTCGAGGCCAACGGCGGCAGGGCAATTGTCTCCACCGGCACCATCGCGCTACAGGAGCAGCTGATCAATAAAGATATCCCGCTCCTGGAAAGCGTGCTGCATACCAATTTCCGGGCACGGCTCGCCAAGGGCAAGGGGAATTACCTCTGCCGGGTACGCCTGGCGGCCGAGATCGATCAGGTAGCCGGCATGTTTGGCGACCCGGAACAGGCGCAGCTGCTGGCTCTGGAAGAGTGGGCCGCGGAGTCCGAGACCGGGGACCGTGCCGAACTTTCATGGGAGCCGGGGGAGCTCTGGTCACGGATCTGTGCCGACGACAACTGCCCTGGGAAGAAGTGCATAGTGTATTCTGATTGCTTTGTCACCAGGGCTAAAGAACGTCTTCGTGATGCCCAGATCATCGTCTGTAACCACGCCCTGTTCATGCTCGATCTGGCTCTCAAAGAAGCCACGGACCATGATGCCAAGATACTGCCGGAATATCAAATAGCATGCCTTGACGAAGCACACAAGGTGGAGGAGATCGCCCGGGCTGCCCTTTCCACACAGTGCAGCATCAACCGACTGCCAATGTTGCTGAAACAGGCCCAAAGGATCACGGGGATCGACTTCAACCTGATCGAGGACGCCAAGCTGCAGAATGATCAGTTCTTCATGATGTGCGCGGCGCTGGACAAATCCGATAAGTTCCGGCTCCGGATTAACAATGCGATTGCCAATCAGGGAGTAAAACTGCTACACCTGGTGGAGCAAATCATAGACTCACCCGACAATAATCTCATCTCAGACCATGAAACCAAAATCCTGGAGAACCTGGACCGGTTTGTATCTGACCTGAATTTCATCCTGAGTGTCCAGAACCAGGATCAGAACGTCTACTGGGTGGAAAAGCAGCAGGGACACCAGCGGCTAAAGGTGATACTCCACGCCACTCCCATTGACGTGGCGCCGATGCTGGCAGATATGCTGTTCGGCAACATGGATTCCGTGATTATGACCTCGGCTACATTGAGCGCTGGGGGTAGGTTCGACTATTTGAAACAAAGCGTCGGTTGCAACGAGGCCCGCGAGATCCATGTCGAATCGCCGTTTGACTACCCAAACCAGTGCCTTTTATACCTGCCAGAGAATCTTCCGGATCCCATATCGACAACCTTTCACGCCGAACTGATTCATGTTATCTACGACATCTTGAGAGTGACCAACGGGCGTGCCCTGGTCCTGTTCACATCCTACAAGGGCATGAACGAAGTTTATTCTGCCCTGGCCGATAAGCTGCCCTGGCGGGTATTAAGGCAAAACGACCTCCCCAAGCGGGTGCTCATAGAAACGTTCAGGCAAGATACTCATTCGGTGCTCTTTGGTACCCAGGGGCTATTTGAAGGGATATCCATTGACGGAGAATCGCTTTCCTGCGTGATCATCGACCGGCTGCCGTTTGCGGTGCCCGATGAGCCAATAAGCCAAGCTAAGGCCGATTTCCTGAAACGGCAGGGGATTAACGTATTCCGGCACATGTCGCTCCCGGAGGCGATTTTGAAACTGAAGCAGGCCTTTGGACGGCTGATCCGTACCAGGACAGACAGGGGAGTGGTAGCAATCTTAGATAATCGAATAACCACAAAGCCCTATGGAAAGTTGTTCTTGCGGTCGCTGCCGGCAGCGCGGCCGGTAAGATCACTGGCAGAGGTAGAGCGGTTCTTTGAGGAGGCGGTAAAGTGAGCGAGATCACGAGAATCGAGATAAACGACTTCCAGAGTCACAAACACAGCATCCTGGAGCCGGCGCCGGCGGGCCAGCTGACTGTCATAGTGGGGCCTTCCGACTCGGGCAAGACAGCGCTGCTCAGAGCTCTGCGCTGGCTGTATTACAACACGCCCCAGGGCTGTGACTTTATCAGGATAGGGGCAAATATCGCCAGAGTGCGCATCGACTACGCCGACGGCAATTCAGTGACCCGGGAGCGCAGCCACAAGGGGTTCAATAGGTACAAAATCGACAGCCAGGAGAAAACCGAGCCTGATCGCTTCGAGGGTTTCGGTAACGCCGTCCCCCTGGAAATCCAGCAGATCACTGGCGTTCACCCGGTCCAAATTGGCGACATGACACTAAACATCAACCTGGCTGACCAATTATCGGGCCCGTTCCTCGGGTCCGATATCTCCGCCCCTATGCGAGCCAAGGTGCTGGGCAAGCTGGCCGGCACCGAGGAAGTAGATTATGCGGCCAAGGGGGTTGGGACCGACATCTATCGGGCAAGACAGGAGGAGAAGCGTCTAGGTGATGAGGTGACCAGGCTCCAGGATGAGTTGACAAAGTATGATTATCTGCCGCTGCTGGCAGAACGCATCCACCTGGTGGACGTGCTGTTGACTGAAGTGCGGAGGAAATTGGAGCGGAAGCAGAAGCTTGAAAAGCTGCTGGAACAGCGGAGTGAAAACATCAAAGCCCAAAATCTGGTTGAAGATCAACATCTTAAACTGTCATACATGATCCTGCAAGTGGAACCGCTTTTAAACCGGGCAGGGCAACGGCTGAATCGTTATCGGAATCTCCAGAGCGCTAACTCCCAACTAATAACAACCATGGTAGGGCTACGCCAAGCAATTTCCGTCCTGGAAGCTACGGCCGGTGTCAATGAGGCGGGAACTATTTTTGAGCGTATATCCCAAAATTTCCGAGAACAAAGCAAGCTCCAATACGGCCGAGGGATGCTGTTCATGATAGGCCAGAAACTGGACTATGCGGAACACGTTTTGGAAGTCACGGAAAACATTGATGATGCTGCAGTTTTGTCACAAAAAATACAGGAATCAAAGCTAAAAAAAGACCGGCTTGAGGACTATTGGTGGAAAGCCACCATACTCGTTTCTGAATTAGATCTTAATCAAGATAAGCTTGCGCATTTAGAAAAGATTGATGACGCCGCAGTTTTGTGCCATGACAGTTCCCACCGCCTTTTGAAAAGAAACGGGTTGTCTGCACTACGAGACCAACTGCTAAATACCCACCGGTTGCTTACAGAAAACCTGGTCAAAATTGAGCGAGGTGCTGCCGAAGAAAAACGCTGCTGTGAAACATATAAGGCTGCGCTGTTGGCTGCCGGGATTTGCCCGACATGCGGTAGCCAGATAACAGAAGAAAACCTAAAGGAGGTTGTGTAGATGCAAGCAAGTGCTGAAACCATGAGGAATTTTGAAAACCGGCTAAATGAAATAAAGAGCGCTATCGAAAAGGCTCGTACAGACCGAGCCAAGGCCGAAGCCACAAAAGAGCAATTAGAGAAGCAACGAGAACAGATTGAGGCCGAAATTAGGGCGCTGGGCGTGGAGCCGGAGAACCTGGATGCTGCTATCGAGGAACTGGATACTCAAATTGCTGCTGACCTGGCCAGGCTGGAAGAATTAATCCCGGAAGAATACAGGGGGTAAGGATGAATGATAAATGCCTTGATGGAGTTGCCCAAATGCTCTGTTAAAGGCCATGGACAGATGGAGTTGCGTCGTCCCAAAGGGAAACAGACCTATGAACAGCAATTTTGCGGCGTTTGGTATGACTGCCAGTATCCTGGATGCCACAGTTCCGTCCTGTTCCCATCAAAAGAACTGCTTGACCAGCTAGAAAGCATGAAAGGAAAGTGATTCTGATGACAAGACAAGAGATCGAGGCCATGCAGCCAGGCGTCGAAATGAATGTTTTAGTTGGCCAGAAAGTCAAGAAATGCAAAGTATTTGCAGTAAGCGACTCGGAAGAAGGGGAGATAACGGGATACCGGATGATTGAAAATGGACACTATCAAAATCTGCCTGACTATTCCCGGGACATGAATGCTGCATTGACGCTGATGTATGATGACCATGCTTTCGATACGGGGCTTTTTATCGCTCAGTTAAATAACGGCAAATGGATCTGCGGCAGGGCCAGTCACATCTATGACATCAAGATCAGTGATGACCTTTACAAGGACAGGGAACTTGTGATCGCCGATACAGCACCCGAGGTTATTTGCAAGATGCGGCTGATCCTGGCGCTCTGTCCGGAGGAGGCAAAAAATAGTGTCGCATGAAACGATGACGATAGATCATTTTGATTCCGCCCTTCGTGTGATGCAGTCAAAATACAACGCTGCCCTGGGTCAGAAGGAATTGCTGGAAAGGCAACTCCTGGACAAACAAAACGAATTAAACCAGGTACGCCAGAACCTGGCTACTTGGGAACAGGTGCAGGTTCTTTTTACAAAGGTATCCGAGTTTGCCCGTGAACAGCTGAAGACCCGCATCGAGGAGACCGTGACCGCCGCTCTCCTGGCTGTGTTCGGTGAAGGATACACATTCCGGATCAATATGCGCCAGCTGGGGAACCAGCCGGCTGCCGAGTGGCAGGTAGTCAGCCAATATGGAGAGGTTGAAGTAGCAGCGTCGCCCGAGGACGCCAGGGGAGGGGGCGTTGTGGACGTTATTTCCCTGGCGCTCCGCCTTGCCATGCTGGAACTGCTGCGGCCGCGAGTAGAGGGGCCGGTCCTCTTCGACGAACCGGGGAAACATCTCTCGGCGGAATACGCCCCGAATCTGGCCTACTTTCTCAAGCAGTATGCGGCCAAAACCGGCAGGCAGGTGATCATGGTTTCTCATTCGGCGCAGCTGGTCGACGCGGCTGACCGCTCTTTCCTGGTCACTCAGAAAGACGGGATCTCGGAGGTGAAGCAGATATGATCCGACTTCTATACCTGACAGACCCGCACGTCAGAGGCAACAACCCCCGGGCCCGGGTCGATAATTACCCAGATACCATCAAGATGAAGCTCCGGGAGTGCTGGAGTATCGCAGCGCAGCACCGGTGCCAGGCCGTGGTATGCGGCGGCGATCTCTTCGACCGGCCGGACCCGGATTACATTGTGACCGGGGAACTGGCAACCGTGCTGGCGGAGTGCCCGGTGCCGGTCTACACGGTGCCTGGCAACCACGAGATTTTCGGCTATAACCTAAGCACCGTACCACGGACCGCCTTGGGGCTGCTGGCGAGAATCGGCGTGGTAAGGTTGCTGAGCAGGGAGCCAGTGGTAATCGAAGACAAGACCAAAGGTTTCAGTATCTATCTAACCGGCCAGGGCTTTCATGGAGACATCGACCGCAGCCAGGCCGACTACCAGACAGGACTCGATAACAACCTGGCCGGTTGGAAGGTCCATGTCATCCACTCCATGCTGCTAGAATCTCCGCTGCCCAACGGGGTGGCCCACATCCTAATCAGAGACCTGGAGACCGACGCCGATATGATCCTGGCATCTCATTTCCACGCCGGGTTTGTCACCCAGCGATGCAGGAGCGGGGCGCTGTGCGTCAACCCCGGCGCTCTGGGGCGGGTCCGGGCGGACATTGCAGAACTGTACCGCCCGGTGCAGGTGGCCCTGTTGCAGTTCGATCAGGAAGGCATCCGCGCAGACAGGATCCAGCTTGATTCCGCCCGCCCGGGCAGCGAGGTGCTCTCCCGCGATTACCTGACGCAGCAGGCCGAGCGGGAGGACCGCACCGGCCGATTCCTTGAGCTACTGGCCAGCGAGGGCGAATCGAGGTTTCTGGAAATCCGGGAGATTGTTGAGGATATTGCCCGGCGGGAGAGTTTACCGGCAGCAGTGATCCAGGATGCACTGAGACGAATTGGAGCGGCCAGGGAAGAGCTGGGGAGAGCGGGGTGAGCTCATGAACTACCAATATGTGATCGACAAAGAAGCCTGCCGGGAATCATTTGAGAAGTTCCCGCCAAAGAAGCAAAAGCTGATCAAGAAAATGGCAGCCGAACTTGAAAAACTTCTGGCTGAAAGCGAGGAGAAGCATAGATGCCCAGAGCAGCCTACCTGACAGAGAAGAATGGCGAGATCATCATCGAGGCGCCTTACGATGAGACTTTTATCCGGCACCTTAAAGAGAAATCGATCACCCGGCGATGGGACGGGGAACGCAGGGCCTGGATTGTCGCCCTGGCTGAGAAGCAGATGGTCTGCAACCTGGTGCTCAGTTGTTTCCCCGACAGCAACGTGTTCTACGTCAAGGGAGCGACGGTCAGGAATCTGCACACGGGAGAGATGTCCTAGATGCTTGGAACGCCTTTAACTGGAGCAACCCTGATAAAGCAACGCTACCGCATCGAACAGATGAGAAGGCAACTGGAAAAGCTGGTAACCAAGCACGGCAGCCTGACGGCACCGGTGGTGCTGGCCTACAGCCGGATGATAGATGGAGCGCTGAACGAATTTGAGCGTATGAGGAGGGCGGGGTGATAAGAATGCAACTCAAAATAATATGCACAAACCGTATATTTATACATTATCCACCCCAAGGCGGTGCCACGCCTGAATTTCAGGCTTTCATCGCCCAGATTAAGCAGGAAAACTGCATCCCCAACCCAGAGTATGCCGAAGCAGTGAAGCGCGGCAGATATGCCGGGAATATTCCTCAAAATATTGTCCTGGCACAGATAGAGAAAGATGGGTTCTCGCTGCCCCGGGGCTATGCCGGGCGGCTGCTACAGCTAGCAAAACATTTTGGCATCGAGTATCAACTGCAGGACAACCGCCGGGAGTTACCCATGGTGCTGTTTCGCTCCGGGATCAAGTTGCGACCATACCAGCAGCCGGCCGTGGAGGAAATGCTGCGGGGAACCCAAGGGGTGCTGGTCAGCCCTGCCGGGTCCGGCAAGACCGAGACCATGCTCGAGGTGATTGCGCGCGTTGGGCAACCCGCTCTCTGGCTGACGCATACCAAAGACTTGGCCGAGCAGGTAATGACCAGGGCAGAGGCGCGGCTGGGCCTCGGCAGGAATGAGATCGGCCTGATCGGCGACGGGACATTTCAGATAGGGGGAAAATTGACGGTTGGGATTATCCAAACATTATGCCGAATGGACCTCAAGGATCTGGCCGGACGTTTCGGTCTGGTGATGGTCGACGAGGTTCACCACGTAGGTGGGTCGGGCACCTGGATAGAAGTCGTCGACCAGTTGTCCGCCCGGTGGAGATACGGCTGCACGGCGTCCTGGAACCGGGCAGACGGTCTGGAAGTGATAACAGAACGGTATATCGGGCCGGTTCTGCACCGTGTAGAGCGGTCCGCGGTGGAACTGACCGGCAACGTCATCACCCCGGAGCTGCGTGTGATCAAAACTGAAACTATATCCGAGACCTACCAGAAACATGAGGAACGCCTGGCCAGGTGGAGACAGCTCTGCGAAGAGTACAAGGCCGGAAATATCCGGGAACCGCGACAGCCTGTACTGAATTACAGCGGGGTGCTGAATGACATCCTGTTCGATCCCGAACGGAACCGGCTGATCCTTGAAACCCTGAAAGCCGAATGCCCCGGCCACTATTCACTGGTGCTGTCGGAGCGGGTAGACCATTGCCTGAAACTCAAAAGGATGCTCGATGAGACAAGGTGCCCCTACACAACGGAAGTGATCCACGGCAAGCTACCCAAGTCAAAGCGAGACGAGATCATTCAGGCCATGCGCAACGGAAAGATCGATATTCTCTTCGCCGTAGACATTGCCAAGGAGGGCCTCGACATCCCGCGTCTCGATCGGCTGTTCCTGGTGGCCGGCGGACGGAACGAGGCCGAACTTGAGCAGAAAATCGGGCGTATTCAGCGAACATTTCCTGGGAAGCGGGATGCGGTGGTGTTCGACTTCGTGGACGAAAAAATCGGAGTGCTGCGGGCACAGTATTGGGCACGCAGAAAGGTGTACAAGCGGCTGGGAATGCTGGGGAGCACTGAAACGAGGAAGGCGATATGAAATACTACTGCAAGCACTACAAAACTTATCTCTCGTGGGCTGATATGCAGGCTCACGGTTGTATCAATACCAAGAAACAGAAGCGTTTCGGACGAAAAATATGCAAATATCTGGTACAGGAAACAGATCCGGTTTATGTGATGGAAAATAATTTTATATCTTGGGGAGGTGAAAAACATGGAAGACAAGATAAAAACCTTTGACTGGAACGGCCAGTACGTGATCAGGGAGCAGTTCCGCCCGATCGCCGAGGCCCTGGTAGCAAAGTACCCGGAACTGAAGCATATCCGGGTCGAGAAAATCCTGTTCGTGGCAAATACGACGGGTAGCGGCAAGAACAAGGACAAAAAGAAACTGGCCCAGGTTGCCACGATCCCGGCCAAATGGACGGAGATCCTCTATCAGTTGACCGGCCGCCAGTTCTCCTACCTGATGGAGTTCTTCACCCTCAACTGCAACGGCCTGCGGCGCGAGCAGTACATCGCTTTGGTATATCACGAACTGCTCCACATCGGGGTGGACGGGAAGCTGCGTTGCCACGACATTGAAGACTGGAGCAACATGATCAACGGCCTGGGGCCTTTCTGGAATGAACAGTTAAGCGAGGATAAGGACTTTCCCGACTTACTGGCCGAGGATGTGGACTGGGACAAACTGATCGGGCAGCGAACGGTGCAGATGAGTATCGAGATCGGCACCGAGGAACGCAGATTGAGCATTGTGAAATAGGGGGAGGGATGATTGTGTCAGTCAACGCTGCTTACGCATGCATGCCGAGGACAAATAATGTTCCGGATGGCCGCCCGGGTTGGATACGGACCAACTGCCCGGTTTGCGCCCACGAATGCTGGATGACTCCGCAAGCTAAACAGGTTGTCGAACAAAGCGAGGTTAAACTGGCCTGCACTGAATGCGCCATCAGGATAGTAGCCAGGCCAATGGTGCGGAGATAGTCATGCGCATTGTAATCATACTATTTTTGGCCGCTACTCTGTTGCTTCTGGGGCCAGTAAAAGTATCCCCAGATCAACACCATCACACACAACCGTTCAGAATAGCACCCAGCCGCCAGGCTGCACCGGAACGGGTTCTAATCATGGAAGCAACGGCCTACTGCTATACTGGGCACCGGACCAAGACTGGTACCTGGCCGCAACGGGGGACGGTAGCCGTGGATCCCCGGGTAATTTCTCTGGGATCCCGGCTCTGGATCGAGGGATACGGGTTTGCCCGAGCTGAAGATACCGGGGGGCTGATTCGAGGGAACAGAGTGGATGTGTATCTTGAAAACGAAGAGGCCGCCAGAGAGTGGGGGAGGCGGCAGGTGAGGGTGAGGGTATACGATGACAACAACTGATGCCGAACAAAAAACCAGAATGAACAACATTATTGGCGGCAAAATAATCATCTGCGCAATTTGTGGAGAAACAGATGTAGTGCCTCTTAATGATGACACCGGGCTGTGCCAGGCCTGTCAGAATAGCATTGACATGGCACTGGGAGGCGATATTAGTGGCTAAAAAAGTCTATGGTTCAGCCGATACATACGAGCGGAAACTCCGGCGGGTAATGGAGCGCCTGGGGGTTACGGACTATCAATTCGACTGGGGTCGTTGGGAAACCTGGATACAATTCAAATACAAAGGTAATCTGTACCGTTTCGAATACAACATACAAAATGCCCAGGAGCACGGTCAAAAGATTCAGTACGGATCGGACTGTTTTGCTCAACTGGTGCTCGCTCTCGAGGATCTAGCCAGGCTGGTAGAGCGGGGAATCTATGAACTGAGCACCTGGGTCGCCGGGATGAAATGTTTACCGGAACCGGTGAAAGTCCCGTCATTTTTCAGGTATCTGCGGTTCGAAGAAATCCCGGCCAGTGTCGAGGACGTTCGAGCCCGGTACCGGGAGTTGGCAAAAGAAATGCATCCTGATGCCGGCGGAGATCCGGAGGATTTCAAGAAGCTGACCGAGGCAGCGGAAAAGTGCATGCAATGGTTCGGTGGTGGGAAAGCGTGAGGCAATGCACTTGGTCCCCTGAGCAGGATGATTTCCTGCGAGCAAACTACCACTCATTACAGTTGAAAGAGATTGCCCGAATTCTAGGCAAGACTACATCCACCGTAAACAACAGGGTAAATAGATTGGGGATTGCCAGAACCAAGAAGGAGCCTCCCTGGAGCGATGAAGATATCCGCTTCCTCCGGGAAAATTGGGGCAAGCTTAGCATCCGTACCCTGGCTAAAAGATTAAACCGTAGTGAGAACGCGATTTTGGTCAAATCCAAAATGCTTAAGTTGGGCCCCATCCAGGATAAGAGTTTGTTTACAAAGAGAGAAATATGCCATTTGTTGAGGGTTGATCATCGTAAGGTTGGCAGATGGGTGAGTCAGGGCCTGCTAAAGGCAAAAATAGCGCCAACATCCCGGAAACGGGGCAAAAGCCGGAACATCCTCCAGGTAATGCCCCAGGATCTGCTTGACTTCTTGCGGGAACATCCGGACCAGTGGGACGCTCGCAAGGCCGGTGATATCCGTCAGGCAGTTAATGCCAAGGAGTTGCTGGCATCAAAGGTGGAGATCCAGCGTACCGAGGGAGTGAAGCACCGACGGATACCCGAGCATTTGATACCAGCTTTCGCCAAGTTTGTAGCTGATGTAGCCATGTCAGCAAGCGACCGGATAAGACAGGGCCGGCGCAGTTTTGATTGGATCCAGGAAAAGAAACAGCAGGACATGGAAACGCGGCTGCCCCGGGAGGGGTTCCGGTGGACACCGGATGAGGACGAAAGGCTGAGGCGGTTGTTCCGGAAAGGTGATCTGACCGACCGGCAGATCGGCTTAGTGCTTGGAAGATCGGAAGCTGCGATCAGACATCGGTTAATGCGGATCCGGGAGACGATTTGGGAAAGGGTAGGGTAGATTACGCATTAATGCAGGAGGTGGTAAGCATTGAATCCTGATACAGGTCACCTCGTAAGAGTGGACAGCGAGGAGGAAATGCTCCGGCTGGCCGAGGCTGGTTATGAGCCGGTGCCGGAGGAGTTAAATAGAGCGGCTCGGCGGAAACTCGCTGGTCGGAAGGAAGCCCAGGTGAGCTTAATTTCGAGCGGCAAACTATCCCGGTGGGCCGCAAAAAGGCGGAAGACCAGACGGAAAATGGCCAAAGCCTCCAGGAGGCGGAACAGGTGATGACAGAAAACCGCAGAGGTGGGAAAGCATGAGCGTCGCTCTGACTCCTCATGACCTGGCGCTCAATTGGTGCGCCCTGGCAGTAAGCATCCTGGCAAACCAGTACACACCGCCAGAGATGGCGTTTGCGATGATTGACCGTAACCTACCCGTATTCGATGCCCAGGAATTGATCGAAATGAAGAAAACCATGACCTATAAGCAGATCGGGGAGTTGCTGGGCCTCAAGCCGGAGCAAGTGAGAAAGAGGATTCGAATGAAGAAAGCGAGGGATAGGCATGCTTTACTATCGCTGTAAATGTGGCAAGTGTGAAGCTTGGGGGTCAATGCCGCCAGCAAAGTGTGACGGTTGTCCTGATTGTAATACGACTTTAGAAATACATCCAGATTATCACAAAACACCGGAACCCCATGATTGGGTTACGAAGTACGATGAAAACACTGGCAAACCATATCGGATCTGCCAGAGATGCTACCGGAGAGCAGAGGTTAAAGAGCACGGCACGCGGGTTGGAGAGGCTCTTGGACCACTGACCCAGGATCGGTTTACGGGCTGGCTTTATGACGGGTACATGGTTGTCATTCATGAAAACGGAGATGAGGTCTGCCCGGGGCCCCACATCTGTGCAGTGTTCAAAGGTAATCAGATCATCTGGCTGGACGAAATAGCAACGGCGGGGCGGGCAATACTGGCGGCAGCTGGAGTGAGGTGTAATGCATGATCTGCGTGGGATGCAAATCGCACTTTCCTGAAGAGGAAATTGGAATTAGCGGGCTATGCGGTCCTTGTTTTCAAAAATACGCCGAGGAGGTGAGAAAAAAGATGTCAGAAAACATCGGCGCCATTGCTGATCGGATGCAGGTTGCGGCTTATGAAGATCCGTATTACGGGTCCGCCGACCCGGAAGAGGAGCCGGCCCCGGTCCAGGAAACACCGGCAAGCCCTAGCTATAAATTGGTGCCTATCCAATTGCTTCATCCTAATCCCAATAATCCCCGCAAAAAGTTCGATCAGGATTCGTTAAACAAACTCACCGAGAGTATCAAGCAGGTAGGCATCTTGGAGCCGATTTTATGCGTAAAAAATATGCTTGACGAATGGGGATCTTTCGAGTTGCGTATCGTCGCCGGCGAGCGACGCTACCGGGCGGCCCTGGCAGCCGGCCTGAAAGAGGTGCCGGTGATCATCCGTGACCTGACCCCTGATCAGGAATTCGAGGTCATGCTCACGGAAAACATCCAGCGCCAGGACCTGGACCCGATTGAGGAGGCCCAGGCGTTTGCGGCCGCCCTGACCCGGGGCTGGAAGCAGACCGAGCTGGCCGAGCGTCTGGGTATCTCTCAGGCGCAGGTGGCGAATAGGCTGCGGTTACTGAAGCTCCCGGACCAGGTACAAGATCTTATTTCACGTGAAATAATTTCTCCTGGCCACGGCTTGGCCTTGGTAAAGGTGGCTGCGGCGCCGGAACTGGTAAAAGCCATTGCAAAAGAATTCCAAGATTACGGAGTTCCTGTTGCCCGGGCAGCTGATATTGTCGACCGTGAAATAAGAAGTCAGAGTCGTCCTCTTTACTCAGGACAATGGAACGCCCCCAAGTTCAACCATCAGACTACCTGTATCAATTCGAAATGTAAATACAGGGTACATGCTGTAGCTTGGGAGGACGGGAAAGAGCATGCCTACTGCATAAAACCTGAGTGTTGGGAAAAATATCAGGCTGAAGCTATTCAAGTTGAACGGGAAGCGAAGATGGCGGAGTTACGGGCCAAAGCCCAAGCTGCCGGCCAGGAAACGGAACAGGTAGAGCTGCCGAAACTGAAAGACTTGGATAACAACTCCTATAATCGGTTTACCTATTACTCTGACATCAAAATTGATGAGTGCATCGGCTGTGAAAAGATAGTTGACGCCCTTAATTATAACGACGAAGTTGTCCAAATCTGCACAGATACTGCTTGCTGGAAAAAGAAAGCTCAGGCAAAGATTAGAGAAAAAGCTAAGGCAACTAGGGAAAAAAAGAGTACGTTTGAGGATATCAAAGACCGGATCTTGGAGATGGCCAAGCTCCAAAAGGAACCTGACCGCAGGCTCCTCACCTATATGGCTGTAATGGCTCTGTGCGAGCCAATCAGGTCTTCTTCTTGGACGCATGAGAAGGTTTGGAAAGCCGCATACAAATTTTTTGGTTGGCCAGGCGAAGAATATCCCGGTTGGCATCATGAGGCAGGCATCAAAGATCTGCTCAATAACCTGGAGAAAATGGATCAGGGTGAGCTTTGGCAGGTCGTCCTGTTCGGTTTGCTTCGGGGCATTGACCCGGATGAGAAAGTGTTTCATCTTACCTTGAACTCTATGATCGAGGAAACAAATATCGATCAATAGTTCACCTTTACAATGCATATTTATGCAGAATTAACGTATAAACCTTGCGGCACAAGGGAGAAGGGGAAATTGAACCTGTTTGAATCTGCAAAAACGGTGCCTATTGACCGCGTAATAGACGTGATGCACGGCCTTTCCGGAGCGCGCCGGCAGTCTGGCCGGTTGGTGATGTCATGCCCGTTCCACCAGGACCCGACGCCGAGCTTCACCATCTATGAAAAGACCAATTCGTTCTACTGCTTCGGATGCGGCGCCGGCGGTGACGGGATCAAGTTTGTGCAGAAGTTTTATAACCTGCCGCCGCGGGATGCGGCCATGGCCATCTGCCGGGCATTCGGGTTGATGGTGGACGTAGACTCGAATAAGCCAGAAACGCAGGCAGTACGACAGCAGATCGAAAGCCAGCAGGAAAGACGCAAACTTGAACGGGCCCTCCTGGCCTGGGCGGATGCCGCCTACCTGAAGCTGTGTGCTCTCAGGAGGGCATACTTTACGGCGCTGAACGGCTTTGAAGAGCTCCAGTCAGAATGGTGCATGAGGCTGGATTATATCGACTACGTCCTTGACTTGCTGCAGTTTGGGAGCCTCGCAGACAAGCTGGCCGTTTACAGGGCCGTCCGGCAGGAAGAATTAGGGTTAGTAGGGGGGTGGCTACGTGACTGACGAGGAGAAACTGGATTTCACAGAAGCCGACAAGGAAGGGCTAGCCGCCTATATAGACAGCGAATCAGAAAAAAATGCCAATAACAACACGCTCGACGTGGACACTATCATCCTGTTCTGCCGGGAAGATCCCCAGGGAGTGTTCGATGAGAAGATCATCGGCGCACTGGCGATGATGACCGAGGCGGACCGGGCTAAGGTCAAGACTGCCTTAAAAAATAAAATTAATAGCAGAGATTTCGACAATGCAATCAAGGACTACAGGAAGAGAAACAACCTGCTCCGGATAGCGGACAAGAGCGCGGACAGGCCGCGCCTCACCGCTACATTGCCCGACTGCCCGCTGGACGCACCGGTGCCGGGATCCTGGCAGATAAACCAGGATGGAGTTTTCGAGGTGGTGACCCGGATAGGAGAGAGTGGCTTCGTTACGACCAATATCGAGCGCCGTTTCCCCGTCCCCGTGGTCCTGGCCGCCGCCCTGACGCCGCTTGATACCCAGGATGAAACGTTCAGCTACGAGGTGGCCTGGTTGAATGGCGGCGGTGATTGGCACCGGGTGGCAATGGACGCCGCGGCCATATTTGACCGGTCACGGCTCACCGGGGCGGCAAATTTCGGGCTGCCTGTCGATTCGGAAAACTCGAAGGGGCTGCTCAGGTGGCTTGCGGCGCTGCGGGACACGAGAGAGGTGCCGAGCAAACGAGTGGTGACGCGATGCGGGTGGCATGGAGGACAGAAAAAAATACTCGTGGTAGGCGCTCAAATTGTTAATAGCAAAGAAGGAGATGATCAAGTGAATAATATCGAGTGGTCTCCGAATGTTAGGGGCACAGAACGAGAAATGGTGAACGCCTTAACAGCAAAAGGTGATCCGAACAAGCAGAAAGAGCTACTACTCAGGGTATGTAAACGCTGGCCGCTGGCCGGGTTTCTTGTGGGCGCATCCTGCGCGGCACCGTTGCTCAGGCTCCTCAGGGAACACAACCGCTTGGATATCGATGGATTTACGGTAGAGGTGGTGAGCGATCAGGCCGGGGTGGGCAAATCAACTGGAATCGAACTGGCGGCGTCCATCTGGGGACAACCATCCAGACTGGTCCGGACCTGCGACCGAACGGGAGTGGCCTGGGAGGTGATGCGTTACGTGTTTTCGGATCTGCCAATCTTCCTGGAAGAAGTGCAATTGGCTAAACCGGAGGACCGGGAAAAGATTGTTTACAGCCAGAGTCAAGGGATGGGTCGGGAGCGCGGTTCCCGGAGTGGCGGGCTCAGAACGACCAGGCGGTTTTACAACGTGCAACTGATAGCATCGGAACAGAGCCTCAAGGATTCAGGCTCCCGGGAAGGCATGGAGGCCCGGGTGATCACGTTGTCGCCTGTGTTTGGGAAAAGGAGCCCGGAACATGCCATCGAGGTCAGAGAAATCCGGAAACAGTGCGGAACCCATTACGGTCACGCAGGTCAGTCGTATATCAAGTATCTTGTGGACAAAGTCAACAGTGGCCGGTGGGAAGATATCCTGCAACTGTTCGACGAGCTTGAAGTAATTCTGCAGCAGAAAATTCCTGCAGATGCGCCTGGGGAATTTCAGTCGATAGCTATCAGGATGGCCAGCCGGGTAGCCGCCTGCGGGTTGGGACTCTGGTTGCTGATGGAGGCCCTGGGAGTCAGTATCGAGGATGGCGCCCAACAAATCCCGTTCAACGCGATGATGGCTGCATGGAATCGGGAAGTGCTGAAGAACATCGATGCGGTGCCGTTGTGGAAGAAAGCATTGGCTGTAATCCAAAGTTGGGCGGCGGAAAACAGGAACCGAATAGAGGGGCTGGAACCCTTTGGAATGCATGGTCCCAAGTCGCCGACCAGTTATATCGGCAAGGTGATTCAACTACGCAACCAACCGGATCGCTGCATTTGTTTTTACCAGAATGCCTTTAACGAGGTAATTATGAAACATCTTAACCAAGACAGTAGGACTATCTTGAAGGCATTCAAGCGGGAGGGTGTGATCATTTTAGGCGATAAGGATAAGCCAACCAGAAATGTGGGCAATGGATGTAGGGCAATATGCTTTTCTTATGACACCATCTTCCCGTCAGATGATGAAGATGACGAACAAAGTTACCATAGTTACCCTGTCTAAAGGCAATGGGTAACTTTTGGGTAACTCCTGAAAATCAAGTGCGAGAAGGGATAGAGGACAATAAATATATATAAGTTACCAAATTACCCTTATTTATAACTATATATATACACGCACACACGCGCACGCGCGTGATCAAATAATAAATAAAAAAATTTTTCTACCTTTGTAAAAAAAACGGGTAACTGGGTAACTAAACCCCTCAAACCCTTGTGGCAGTAGGCGTTGACGAGTTACCCTACGGGGTAACTAACCGGGTAACAGTTACCCAGTCCTGAGAAAAGGAGCTGATCAATCCCATGGAAACCGCACCGCAGTACATGATCAAACCTGAAACACGGCCAACCACGGTTTACACGGTATACTTAGCCGGCAGCATCGACGCCCATGCAACCCCGGACGCCGCCATCGCCTGGTGCGAAGAAGCCACCGAAGTGCTCACCGCTGCCGGGTACCGGGTGTTGAATCCACTGCGCTGGCCGGCCGACAGCTATGATGACAGCGCCGAGATCATGCGCCGTAACCTTGTCGATCTCTTGCTCAGCGACATCATTCTGACCGAGATGGACAACCCGGGGCTGGCCTACATCGGCACGGCTATCGAGATTTACCAGGCCTGGCAGCTGGACAAGGAGATCATCCTGTGGGGCAGGGCCAACCGGCGCAGCCACGCCCTGAGATATTATGCGCCGTTGAGATACGACACTTTAGGAGATGCCTTAAATTACCTTGTGTTGAAAATGAGAGGAGTTGTTTCAATTGTCCGTTAACCTGGAGAAACCAACCCCGATTGAATGTCTGGAGCAGCGTATAGCCATGACTGAGGCGCGCCAGATGCGGCCGGAGGACCTGAACCGGGAGGATTGCCAGCGGCTGCTTGAGGCCGGATTCGAGAATTACGTCATTGCCCGGTTATATGGCTTCAGCGAAACAGACTTCTTTTCCAAGCTGAAGGAGTGGGGATTAAACAAACCGCTGAAGAACTGGGATTTCCAAAGCGATCGGCGAAGCGATCGGAATAAGTCCGATGGACCATCGAGATTGACGCCGGCTGATCTGACCCGTGAGCAGGCGGCCAGAATGTTGCTCGCCGGCGTGTCCAAGCCGGATATACGGCGGAAGTATAATTTCCCGAATGCCTCGGCGCTATATGCCCGGCTGGAAGAATGGGGCCTACACAAAAAGGGATTGCCGCTTGACTTTGAATCAAAACAGAAGGAGGTTCGCAAGATGGCAGCAGCAGTGCTTAAGGAAATTGAACAGGAGAAGCAAATTTTGCAGACCAAAACTGAGCTCACCGAAGAGGAAAAGCTGGATTTATTTGGAGAGCAGGAACCCTCGATCGAGGCCGTCCAAAAGGCTGCCGAGGACAAAGATGTCAAGGACGAAACCCCGGAGAATTCCATGACAGAACTGTTTAGTGTTGACTTGTCAACCTGGGAACCGGTGGACTACACAAAGGCACGATATACCACTGCACCGTATTTATGGGTCAGTGCGAAGGGATACGGCGTAATCGGCAACACTGATTTGCGTCCTAGCAGCTATGTCCAGTTCCGAATTGATCCCGCTGGTTGTCGGATTGCGGTAATACCGGCCAGCCAGGGCCAGTTGCTCTATAACGAGGAAGCCAAGCAGCGACGGCGGTTCAGCGGTAACCACCTGGCTCGTAGACTGCAAGCCAAAGGAATTAAGCTACCGGCAAGGTTCCACTTGGAGTGGAACGAGGCGGCGGGGGCATACATCGGCGTGCTGGTCGAGAAAATCGAGAAACTTGAAAGCGAGGCGGTCTAGATGGCGAGGATTGTTGGCATCGATGCCAGCCTGACCAACACCGGAATTGTGATTTACGACACAGAAGCCGAAACTTACTGGTCAGCCGTCATCACCAGTCAAAAAACTGGTGTTCGGCGTTTGATCGACATACACAACCAGGTTGTTTCTTATCTGACCGGTGCGGACATGATCGTCATCGAAGGTTATGCTTACGCTGCAGCCAACCAGGCACACCAGCTCGGGGAACTCGGAGGTGTTCTGCGGGTCATGTTTCATGAATCCGGTATAAAGTGGATTGAAGTGGCGCCGCAGCAGGTAAAGAAATTTGCAACCGGAAGCGGTAATGCGGGCAAAGACGTAATGCTACAGCAGGTTTATAAGCGCTGGGGGGCTGAATTCAAAACATCGCATGAGGCCGATGCTTACGCCCTGGCCCGTATCGGCGCCGCTTATCTCGGCCAGGTGGCCGGGCTGACGGCGTTGCAGCTGGACGTGGTGGAGGAGATCAGGAATGGGAAGGCACGAAAGATGAAAAAGGCTGCCGCGGGGAAGAAGGAGAAGGGGGTTGCGTCATTATGACGCGGGCGAAGATTGAGCATAACTGGAAAAGCGATGCAAGAGGGCGCAGCGTTTTAGTCCTCACGAAGACAAGAGGCAGACTAACCCTCGATGAGATTACGGATTACCTGCTATATAACGCCAAACTATATGGGCAGTACGTGATATTGCTGAACGCATCCGAATCTGTTTGTGGTGGCTGTGGGTGGGGCGATGATGAGAAGCAGGGTGACAGCGTCGCTTTATACGAGATAATCGAACAGGAAAAATGCCCGATCTGCAAGGGCGTAACACCCTTGCAGTATTGCCCCAAATGCGGTGAAGAATTGGTGGAAGGTGGTGGCGGTGAATCATGATGTTCATTGCCCTGCTTATTCTCCCGGACCGCGCTGCCCTGGTCCCGATTCCTGATAACCTGGCTGCAAAGTATCATCTTGCCCCGCAGCGCATGCCCTTCTCTACCGGTCTGGTGCTGGATGCCTGGGAAGGCAGCTACTGGGCGCATTGTTCGCTGACTGACTGGCGATGGGTCAGCGATACAATCTATGATTCATTCACCGGGCGGACGCGCGTCTCCGGGGCGGCGGTGTTTCCGGGGTTTCCAAAAAAGAAACTGCGCTGCCCTTATAATCCCAGGGTGCCCGGCTGCGATTACAACAGTTGTTCGGATAATACACACTGCATTGAGAAGCCCTGGGTGAAGCAGAACATCGATCAGGATTTTGCGGGTCTGAAAGCGACGGGCAGCCCGCCAGTTAAGAGGCGTCGCGGCAGGAGAAAAACCGCATAGGAGCGTGATACCCAGTTGCCTCACCTCGAAACGGAACAGGGCGACACCAAAACTGAAAAAGAACTCATCACACCGAAGCTGGTGGACTGGCTGTTATACAATCTCCCTTACCTGAAAGAGCGATGCGAAGAGATACAGCCAGGGACATCCGGTGATATTATTCTCTTTTTCCCTCGGTCTAAGGGAGGGGTGAGCAGCAAGGTTGAGCGGATAGCGATCAAGCGGGCAACATTGACACAGGTGATAGATGCTGTGGAGCGGGCAATCAGACGATTTGATAGGCGGCAACGGACCATCTACAGGTTAAAATACCGGGTTGGCTTGAGACCCTATTCCCGCATCGCTAAGAAGATGCATTACAGTGAGCGAAGCATCGAGGAGCATGTAAAAAAAATAAGGGATTTTGTGATGCAAGAAATTGATCAAGTTCCAAAGTCAGATCTTCGAGAATTCATGCGGGTTTGCGGGATCTAAATATGTGGCAAAATATGTGGTTTTTTTGCGGTTTTTTTGCGGGATTTGTATGTGGGATTTGCTATAATATGCAGCAGGACAAACTATCTCTAAAACCAGGCCGCTCGACCCACGAAGAGGGGAGTAAGATGGACAAAAAAGCTGCGATGAAAATATGTGAGTTGTGCCTGTTGGCTCTGTCGGGAGGAATTTTGGTGCTTCCTTTTTTAGGAGAGGGTGCACTTGATAAAACGCTGTTCTTCCCTGAGCAATAAAGGGAAAGCATGATGGAGCCGTCCGGGAGGGCGGCTAAATTATTTCACGTGAAATATTCAGGATATTAGGCAGGTGGAGGTGATGGGCCGCACCGCAAAGCATAACTGGGCAAAACTGTTCTTGGAATACAACCAGGGTAGATATAAATCCGCCCGCCAGTTTGCCGAGGCAAAAGGTTTGAACTATGACCGCCTGAAGAAGGAGTTCAAGAAGCTCCGGGACGGGGGACAAAACAGGAGCGAAAAACAGTCTCCGAATAAGGGCAAAAAGGGGCGAAAAACAGGGGCAAAAATTACGCCCCCAAAACATACCGCTTGGGACGCCCTGAGAAAGCAGTTTACCGATTGGCCGAAGGAGAAACTGCAAGCCTACCTAGTGCAGATAGAGCAGCGTCTGGCTGAGCTGAATGCGGTTGACTACGAGGAACTGACCAAGGAGGAGCAGAAGGAACTCGGCCAGCTCCGGAGAGAGCGCCGGGCGATCCTCAGCGACCCCGATCCGGGAAAGCAGTGCACCGCCCACCGGCACGACGGCCAGCCGTGCAAGAACCCTGCCGAGCGCGGCAAGAATGTTTGCTGGGTGCACGGGGGGGCTCCGGGGATTGGAGCGCCAAGAGGCACTAGAAACGGGATGTTCAAACACGGCTTCTTTTGCAAGATATTCCCTGATGATCCTGAAACGAAAGAGATCATCGAGGAGATCGACGCCAAGAGTCCGATCGACATTCTTTGGGATCAAATTGTGATCCAGTATGCTCAGATCGCTCGAGCGCAGAAGTTGATGTATGTGCGGGACCAGGATGATATTAAAAAGCACCTGAAAAGAGTCAAGCACGGCGATACTTTTTCGGAGAAAGAATGGGAATTCCAGTATCCCTGGGACCGGCATGCCGCATTTCTTACTGCTCAGTCCAAGGCTATGGCCACTCTGGAGAGGTTGATTGCCCGTTACGAGGCGATGGCCACTGAGGAGCAGAAGCTGAAGGTTGCCAAGCTCAAGGCCGACATTGCGAGGATTACCGGCGGTGATGATGGTGGCACCGAAGACGACGGCTTTATCGATGCCCTGAGAGCTGAAGCGGCAGAGGTGTGGAGCGATGAAACTTAACATCGCTCCATTTAAATTTAAACCGTTTTCCAAGAAGCAGAAACAGGTCCTGACCTGGTGGATGGACGGTAGCCCGCACAAAGACAAGGATGCCATCATCTGCGACGGCTCAGTGCGCGCTGGCAAATCTCTGGCCATGTCCCTGTCGTTCGTTATTTGGGCGATGGAGACATTTAACGGTGAGCAGCTGGGACTTGCGGGTAAGACTATCGGGGCCTTGCGGCGTAACGTTATCAACCTTCTGAAGAGGATGCTAAAGGGCCGCGGTTACAAGTGCCATGACCACCGGGCTGATAATTACTTGATTATCTCTCGGGATGGACGCAGCAATAACTTTTATCTGTTTGGCGGTAAGGATGAGCGCTCACAGGACCTGATCCAGGGGATTACCCTGGCCGGCATGTTCTTTGACGAAGTAGCATTGATGCCGGAAAGCTTTGTCAACCAGGCTACCGCCCGCTGCTCTGTCGAAGGTGCCAAGCTCTGGTTCAACTGCAACCCGGAAGGGCCTTATCACTGGTTCAATTTAAATTGGATTGACCAACTGGACATAAAGAACGCCCTGCATTTGCACTTCACCATGGACGACAACCCGAGCTTGTCGGAGCGGGTGAAAGAGCGGTACCGGCGTATGTATACCGGGGTGTTCTACAAGCGCTTTATTCTCGGTCTCTGGGCCCTGGCCGAGGGCGTCATCTACGATATGTGGGATGAGGCCCGCCACATTAAACCCGCTCCCCAAAACTTGCGCCGGTTTATCGTGGCGGTTGACTACGGTACCAGCAACCCCTGCACATTTGGTTTGTATGGCTGGAATGACGGCCCAAAGCCCATGGTTCACTTGGTCCGGGAATATTGGTACGATTCTAAAGAGACCGGGCGGCAAAAAACCGATGCGGAATATGCAGATGACTTTGCGACCTGGCTTGGCGATGTCAAGCCGGAAGCAATTTACGTTGATCCTTCGGCGGCCAGCTTTATCGCCGAACTTCGGAAACGTGGCTATGCAGTAAGCGACGCGAATAACGACGTTATAGACGGGATCCGGTTTGTCGCGTCTATGTTGAATCAAGATCGCTTTTTGGTTGATCCGAGTTGCGTCAATACAAGAAAAGAATTTGATTCTTATGTTTGGGACCCCAGGGCACAGTTGAAGGGTGAAGATAAACCGCTGAAGCAAAATGACCACGCTATGGACCGCAACAGGTATGCTTTATACAGTCACTTTAATTACGAATCTATTCAACTTTGGTAGGATGTGATTCTATTGCCGTTATCACTGAGAGACAGACTAAAACTCCTGGTCCGTGCGGCCATCGGAGTATTCTCCGACACTTCCGCCCAGCAGGCTTACGGGATGCTGGCCGGCATCCTCCCCGGAAGCGTAGGGCAGCCACCAAAACGGGGGACCAAAGAACTGCTAAACGCCTATAACGAAATGCCTTGGCTGCGGGCGGTTGTCAACAAAGTTGGTCGAAGCGTGGCTTCAACTTCCTGGCAGCTTTACGTAGTGCGCCGGGGCGGCAAGGCAGTCAAAGCGGCCAAACTGCAACGGGCAGATTACGTTACCCGGCAGAAGCTACTGACCGGGTATAAGAAGCAGGCGGAGCTGGTCGAGATAGAAGAGCATCCCCTGCTGGACTTATTGGACAACGCAAATTCCTTTCTTACCGGCCTGATTGCCCGGCAGTTAACCCAAACGCACCTCGATTTGATCGGCGAGGCGTTCTGGCTAAAAGAGCGCAATGGCGCGGGCAAGCCGGTAGCTTTCTGGCCTTTGCCGCCGGATTGGGTTATAAGCACGCCGACGCCTACGCACCGTTTTTTCCGGGTATCATTCCGGGCCTGGCAGGGCGAGATACCGGACACGGAAATCCTCTGGATAGCCGATCCTGATCCTACTAACCCATATGCCAGGGGGAGCGGTATAGCCCGGGCATTAGCCGATGAACTGGAGACGGATGAATATGCGGCCCGACACACAAAATCTTGGTTCTATAACCGGGCCAGGCCGGATTTAGTGATCAGTGGAGATGGTTTGCGCCCGGAAGATACTGCCAGGCTGGAAGAGGACTGGCTGAGGAAAAACCAGGGTTTTTGGAAAGCGTTCAAGCCGTACTTCTTAAGCAAAAAGGTGGACATTCAAACTCTCAGCCAAACGTTCGAGAACATGCAACTGGTAGACCTGAGAAAGTACGAGCGGGACACGATTATTCAGGTATATGGGGTGCCGCCGGAAATCCTGGGCATCATCGAAAACTCAAATCGGGCTACCATCGAGGCAGCAGACTTTCTCTTCGCCCGGTGGGTGGTGCAACCGCGGCTGGAATTCCTGCGTGCGGTGCTACAGGAGCGTCTGGTGCTGGAGTTTGACGACCGGCTTATTCTGGACTACGAAAGCCCGGTTGCTGAGGACAAGGAATATAACTTGAAAGTAGCGCAGGCCGCCCCCTGGTCTATAACGGTGGATGAATGGCGGGAACTGCAGGGCCGGGAGCCGTTGCCGGATGAGCAGGGCAAAGTATATATGTTGCCGTTTAATGTATACCCCTCAAAGACGCTGGCCAGCCAGCCGCAGGAACAACCGCCGGTTAACAGCAGGCAAGAGATTTTAACGCAGGAAGAAGAACAGCAAGGCGGCAAACAAAATAAACCGGCTACCAAAGCGATTAACCATGATGATATAAAAAAGCTTCTGGCTGCAGTTGCGTTGGAACGGCTTATTGAGTATATGTCGCCTGTTTACCGCGATATAGTAACAGCTTTTGGGCAGGGGATGCTGGACAGTATTGGCATAGAAATTGGTTTTGACCTGCTGAATCCTCACGTGATATATTTTTTAAATACCGAGGCGGCGCAGTACATTAAGGGTATCAATGAGACGACCAGGAAGGCTCTGCAAGCGCAGCTGATTGAAGGGGTTGAAGCTGGGGAGAGTATTCCGAAGCTAACAGACAGGATTTCGGCAGTATTTGCTGATGCCAAAGGCCGACGGGCTATTACCATTGCCAGGACGGAAGTGGTCAGAGCCTCTAACTTTGGCGGATGGGAAGGCATGAAGCAGGGCGGAGTTGAGGAAAAGGAATGGCTTGCTACCAGGGACAGCAGGGTGCGGGATAGTCACCTTGCAACTGATGGCCAAATCCAGCCAGTAGATAAACCGTTCACTTTAGGGAGCGGGGCGCAGGCCATGTACCCAGGTAATACTGGCATACCGGAGGAAGATATCAACTGCCGCTGCACGGTAGCCCCAGTGCTGGGCGGAAAGACAATGTATGATACTGAGGAGAAACGAGTGATGGCTTGGAAGAAATATGATGCAGACCTAGGACCCTGGGAAAAACGTATGGAGATAGCAGCTAAGAAGGCGTTTCAGGAGCAGCAAAACGCTGTAATGGTAGAACTTAAACGATTAGCGCAAGAGGGGAATGATTGATAATGATTAACCCAGAGATAAGAGGAGGTGTCTGGCTTGGGCAACAAGTTGAACGTTATAAGCATAAAAGAATTCAAGGAAAAGGCCCTGGCGAAGGAGGATGTCCAGGGCCTCGCTATTCGTAAGCAGTTTATTCTGGACGAAGTGAAGCAGGTGGAGGGCGAGGACCTGACCCTACAGTTTACCATTTCCACCGGAGCAATAGACCGGGATAACGACACTATTGACCCGGATGGCTGGAACCTGGAGAACTACATGAAAAACCCGGTGGTGCTTTTTGCTCACGACTACCGCAGTTTGCCGGTGGCCAACTCGCTGGCGACATGGGTAGAGAACGGCAAGCTGAAAAGCCGGGCCAAGTTTACACCGCAGGAGCTTTATCCCTTCGGCTACATGGTCTATCAGTTCTACCGTGAAGGTTTTATGAAGGCTACGTCGGTGGGCTTTAACCCGGCCAAGTGGCAATTCAGCGAGGACCGGAAGTGGGGCGTAGACTTTCTTGAGCAGGAACTATTGGAGTACAGTTGTGTGCCTGTGCCAGCAAACCCGGAGGCTTTAATCGAAGCGACGGCCAAAATCGATACCTCTCCGCTCAAGGAATGGGCCGAAAAGGTGCTGGATGAATGGCACGAAGAGAAAGGGCTGTGGCTGCCAAAAAGCAAGGTTGAGGCAGTATTCGCCATGTTTGATAGCAAGAAGTCCTTCTTGGTGCCAGGCGCAAAAACCGAGGAGAAGGGCGCCATCTCCTACAACAGCGCACATCCTGACGGCACACCTAAAGCCCCGGAGGATGAGGAATGGGACGGCCCGGCGGAAGTGGCTGATGCTGAAGTGGATGATCTCAAGATTATGTGCGCCTGGGTTGACAGCGAAAACGCTGATAAGAAGGGCGCATATAAACTGCCGCATCACAAGGCTGGCGGCCAGCACGCCGTTGTCTGGGGAGGGGTAAGCGCGGCCGGCAATGCAGTTATGGGCGCCAGGGGAGGCGTAGATATACCGGAAGACGATGTTGCCGGCGTCAAGGCTCATCTGTCCAGGCATTACCGGGAATTTGACAAAGTACCACCCTGGGAAACAGAAGAAGGTAGGGCCTATGAGGCAATAGCCAAACTGGATATTCCACAAGCAATAAAAGAGGACATTGGCCGGGTGTTACTACCCGGTATTTTTGATGGTGCGAAGTCTGGTCGGGTGCTTTCCCGGGCTAACGAGGATCGCATCCGCCAGGCCGCTGCACTTCTAGAAGAAGTATTGTCCCAGTTAGCGGAGGAACCGGAGCAGGACAGCCATGACTCCGTTACTCATAAAGGTCAACAGCTGGAGGAACCCCTGTACTTCGAGCTTGCCGACAGCGAACCAGAGGACGAACCACAAACGAACCTTGACGTCGATCCAGAAATGCTGAAAAAAATGGTGCAGTCGGCTGTAGCAGAGAGTATCAGGGCTATCACCGGCAGGATTGATTAACTAAATGGGAGGAATAAAAAATGGGAAAGCAGATGACGGTTGAAGAACTGCGGGAAATGATTAAGTCGATAGTAGCCGAAGCCGTGGAGCCTTTAAAGCAGCAGCAGACTGATTGGGCTAGCAAGATTTTTGCTCAACCGCAGATTCCGGCACAGAAGGACCCCAAGGATATGGGGTTGGGAGCTGCCCGCTTCATCCGGGCACTGGCCGCGGGCAAGGGCGACCCTGAGCGGGCTGCCAAATACGTCACGCAGAACTGGAAAATGAATGAGGAAACCGAGGCACTTGTTAAAGCGTTGAATGAATCTACCCTGGCCGAGGGCGGCGCTCTGGTGCCCACCGAGTATGTGGCCGAGATAATTGAACTCTTGCGGGCCCGCGCCGTGGTAAGGTCCCTGGGTGCCGTATCCCTGCCCATGAACAGCGGTTCTCTGACCATACCCAAGTTGACTGGCGGGGCTACTGCTAGTTACATCGGCGAGGGGCAGAACATACAGAAAACTCAACCGGCTACCGGGCAACTCCAGCTTTCTGCTAAGAAACTGGCGGCGCTGGTGCCTATTTCCAACGACTTGCTGCGGGATTCTTCGCCCAATGCAGACACCATTGTCCGGGACGACCTGGTTTCTGCTATGGCCCTGCGCGAGGACCTGGCCTTTATTCGGGACGACGGAACGCAAAATAAACCCAAGGGCATGAGGTATTGGGCTGCTACTGGGCATGTATTTCCCAGGACCCAGGACAGCGGGGCCAACACCCTGGTCACTGTAACCGCAGACCTGGCGGCCATGGTGAACAAATTGGAAAGTGCCGAAGTGCGGTTTATCCGGCCTGGTTGGATCATGACCCCGCGGACCAAATGGTTCCTGTGGCAGTTAAGGGATGCCAACGGCAACCAGGTATTTAAAGACGAGATTAACCAAGGGCGGTTGCTGACTTTCCCGTTCCGTGCAACCACCCAGATCCCTAACAACCTGGGTGTGGCAGGGGACGAGAGCGAACTGTATCTGGCCGACTTTGCAGATATGATTATTGGCGAGAACACCGAGTTGATCATTGACGTGTCCACTGAAGCAGCCTACCACGATGGTTCTAATGTCGTGGCAGCCTTCTCTAGGGATGAGACAGTCATTCGAGCGATTGCGCGGCACGACTTCGGGGCTCGTCATGATGAATCTATCGCCGTGCTGACGGAAGTTAACTGGTATTAAAATTAGCGGGGGCCGGGCAACCGGCCCTTTAATCTAAGGGAGGATGAAAGGTATGCGAGTTACCGACATTGGAAGCTACATTAAAGCGCTTGCCGGGTTTTCGCCACAGGCGGCGGCAGCTGGCACCATTAATGGAGCAGCTATTGACCGGGCAGGATTTCAATCGGCAGTTCTGCACGGGCGAACCGGAGCCGTAACGGGGACACCGACCGCTCAGACATACGATCTAAAGCTCCAGGAATCCGCCGACGGCTCCACGGGATGGACGGATATCGCGGGTGCGGCCATTGCGCAGATCGCTGCTGCGAATACCGAAGCTGAAGTGAATGTCAATTTGGCCGGGGCCAAAAGGTACATCCGGGTAGTTGGCACGGTGACTTTTACCGGCGGCACTACTCCCACGCTACAGGTAGCCTCCACCTTGGTGCTCGGCGGTGCTTCTAAACTGCCGGTTTAGGCGGTGAAGGGCGATGATCGTAGTAAGATTTAAAGTCGGCATGGCCCCATACCAAGCGAACGAACTGGCGGGCTTCCCGGAGGCGGAGGCCCGCCGCCTCATTCAAGCTGGGGCAGCTGAAGAATACGCGGTCAAAAAATCGCAGGAAAAACCGCAAGTAAATAAGATGGTAAACGCTGCGCCGAATAAGGCTGAGCCACGCCCGAGAACCCGGAGGAAGTGATCTGAATGCTGGAAATCCTTACCCCGGCTGCCAACAGACAGCTAACCACCCTGGCGGCAGTCAAGGGTGAGTTGGGCATCCCGATGTCGGATGTTTCACAGGATACCCTGCTCACGTCCTTTATCGACCAGGCCAGCGATGCCATTGTCACCTTCTGCGGCCGGCCGTTCGCCAAGGAGGACTACCGGGAAACTCTGCCCGGCTACGGCACTAACCGCCTGATGCTCAGCCGGACACCCATTGTGACAGTCTCTTCCGTGGTGGCCGACAGCGAGATAATCACCGACTACCTGCTGGAGAACCCGGAGGCCGGTATTCTCTTCCGCAAGCGCGGCTGGCGGTGGGCGCCAACCTTGGGCTGGAACATCACCTGGCACCCGGTAGGCAGTAGCGAAGATCTCAATTTTGTGGTGGAGTATACCGCTGGCTATGTGTTGCCGGGTGACCAGGGCACCAGGACACTGCCCCACGACATCGAGCGGGCATGTATTGAAACGGTGAAGGCTTGGTACAGTGCCAAGGAGCGCGACCCGGCCATAACCGGGGAGCGCATTGGTGATTACCAGGTGTCTTACGCACAGGGACTTCCGACCTCTGTGGTCCAGTTGCTCACCCCCTGGAGGCGGATAGTATGAGACATTTGTTCAACAAAATCTTGACCCTCCAGCGCAAAACACGCATCGACGATGGCCAGGGCGGCTGGATCGAGGACTGGCAGGAAGTCGGCACTATCCAGGGCAGACTGCGCCCCGCGTCGGCGAGCGAACGCACCGCGGCGGCCCAGGAACAGGCTACCATCAGCCATGTATTTTACTGCGCTGCCGGCGAGGGCGTGCGCCGGGGGGACCGGGTAGTAACCGGCAGCCTGGTTGTAGAGATAACCGCTATCAGGGAGCCCAGCTACGCCGGGCATCATTTGGAATGCGAGGGAGTGGCGGTGCAAAGTGGCTAAAAATGTGGAAATAAAGCTGAATCTCGGCAAGGCTAGGAAATACGTCAAGGATAAGATGCTAGCCGGAATGGAACGGGCGAGCGCCTGGCTGGAGGGAACGGTTAAACGCAGTTTCAAACTGGGAACGGGCAGGAAATACAGGCGAGGACGGAAATATCACATTGCTTCCGCACCTGGCCAACCTCCAGCAGTCGATACCGGGCGATTGAGAGCCAGTATAACCCACGAAGTATGCAAAGAAAGCAACCAGATCATTGGACTGGTGGGCACTAATGTGGAATATGCGCCTCACCTTGAATTCGGAACGAACAAAATGGCTGCCAGGCCTTTTTTGCGGCCAGCTTTGTTTAATAACATTCCGGAAATAAAACGGCAGCTGTGGCTGGGGGCGAAGAAAGCGGGCGATGGTAAATGAGCGTTTTTACTGCTGCCGTTTACAACCGGCTTAGAAACGACGCCAACCTGACTACTATGCTCAGTACGTACAACGGGCGGCCGGCGATTTTCACCGTTAATCCGGTACCGGGAGATGCAGAGCTGCCCTACATTGTGGCTGCAGGCCATGTGGCGGATGCACCGTGGGATACCAAAACCAGCCGGGGGCGTGATATTCTGCGGGATATACGCTGTTATACAGAGGCCACGGGCAGTATGACCCTGGTGGAGAGCATGGCTGAGCGGGTGCGGATTCTTTTTCACCGCCAGAAAATCCCGGTGGAAGGGTACAGCAATATAATGACTATATGTACTGGACCAATGACCGGCCCTGTGGACGGTTTGGTTTATGGGTTAATAGTCACCGTTCAATTTGTTTTTGAGGAGGTAGTCTAAATGCCGAACATTACTCAGTTTAGCCCGCATTCTGGGCGATATATCAAAGATGATGGTTCGGTCGTTAACCTGGCAGAGAAGATTGAGGCGATTTATAATGCTTTAATTGTTGGTAAAAACGCCGGTGTTCAACTAACGGGCAGTAGTCTACTAGAAGCGCAAGCTCTATATATACAGAAAAAAGGGTGGGAAATAGTAGAATTATCTAATTCTGCTGGGGATACTATTGCTGCAAGTACAAGTAAAATTTACTGGCTAGCTAATCCTCGAAATATTGATGAAATTATAGTGCAATTCTTAGAAACTAATATGCTTGCTCATAGTAACCAAATGCAAATAGGCTATTATGCCCAAAATTCAGGAGTATCTTTAGAGTTTATTGATTTAATTCCTTCTGGTAATCGTCTTGCAGGAGTTAGTGGTTTTACTAGAGTGAAATATGTGAATAGTGGGGGATATTCTGTAGGTATTATTATTAAAAATAATGATACTGTAGATCATACATACCGGGTATATCTTTCTAAAAAATACCTGTAATGAGTAGGAGGGAATTTTTATGTTACCAGATGGGTTTAAAATTGACATAAATGGCTTTGTTATTTTAGAAGAAACAAAAAACGGTCAAATCATAGCAAACCAAGAAGAAGTTGCTTCTCGTATAGCAGATAAAGAAAACCAAACCGGCAAATGGGCGGAATATATCAAACAATGGGAAGCAGAAGGTCTCATTTAAAAAGTCTATACAGCTAACGGGTGGCGATAGTTGAATAATGAGGGGGAATCCATCCCCCCTCATTCCTTACCATCTTGGGGCTTGAATCCGATTTCTTTTGGCTCGGGTTCCTTAATTTCGCCTTTTTCTATTGTGATACCCTGCAATCGAGCTAACAGTAAAATTATTGAAACCGTACATATTTGGCCCATTTGGGTTGAACCACCATCATAGCAACCTTTTCGGGCGTTCCCCAAAAACTCGCAAATCGGAACTGCTACACAATCGCCCTCTCTTTCAAAAAGTTTTATTGGTGTAAGGCGTGGCAATTCTAATTTTAAACTCGCAGGCCATTGATTTACTGTTTTGCTCATAAAGAAACACCTCCTTTCACTGGGGAAATTTCGACAAAAATATAGGAAATCCTGGTATTTATGGTTGTATTTTTCTTAGGCTTTTTTATTGGGATGATGACAAAAACCGGAATCGCCGAATGGTACTTTCGCCGTTTGCGGCTTCGTGATGGCTGCAAGCTAAAAGGAGGTATTTCGACACAACTATACAAAATCCTGGCAAAAGAACAAATGTTTTGGGTTTGACTTGTATTTCCAGCGCATGGTATGGTAATGTAGAAGCAGGCTAATCCGGCCTGATCAACCGGGTGAAAGGCGCTCCCGCAGGCGCTGCCTGCTTTTATCATCTGCGGGACCAAAAAATACCTTGCGGGAGGTATTCATACCATGCATCTCTCTGAAGCATGGTCTGCTTATGAAGCAGACAAGCGCTTGGCGGGGTATTCCCCGTATACCCTGAAGGCGTACAAACTCCAATCCGAACTTCTCACGAGACACATTGGTGACAAAGAACTTGCAGAAGTTACATTTGAGAATCTGAAGGCTTACCTGGCTGCTCAGGAGCATCTTAAACCGGCCAGCCTGGGTCACCGGGTAAGGTTTATCAAGTCGTTTTTCCGGTGGGCGCATGAGGAAGGCCTAATAATCGGCAATCCAGCGGCGAAACTCCGGGAACCAAAAATGGGGAAAAGAATACCAAAACCCCTGCCGGAGGAAGATTTAGAATCTATCATTGCCTTCTGCCAATCTCCGTTAGAGCATGCCCTGGTAGAGTTTATCTTTACCACAGGCTGCCGAATCGGGGAAGTTTATGGGCTCAATCGACGGGACATTGACTGGGAAACGCGTTCGGTTATTGTCCGGGGCAAAGGAGATAAAGAGCGGGAAGTGTATTTTTCAATCCGGGCAGCTATTTGGCTGAAGAAATACTTAAAATCCAGAAAAGATGATTGTTCAGCCTTATTCGCAACGGAACGCCGCCCCTATCGCCGGATGAGTATAGCGCAGATGAGATATATCCTTAAGCGGGTGGCTCGTCGGGCTGACCTGACAACGGGGATTTATCCACATAGGTTGCGCCATAGTTATGCGTGCCACATGCTGGAAAATGGTGCGCCGCTGGAACTCATCCAAACTTTGCTCGGCCACGAAAAATTAGAGACAACCCGCCTGTATGCGGCTCTATCAGGTCCACGCAGGCGTGAGTTATACCGGCGATATTTTTAACTTTGCTTACTTCCAATAAAGCATCACTAACTGCTCCACAACGGGGCAGTTTGTATTTTAAATTAAAGGAGTTGATCTATATGCCTGCAGTAAGCGGCGTGGATTTCTTGGTCAAAGTGAATACCGGGACAGAACAGACTCCGGTCTGGACCACCGTGGGTGGTCAGCGCAACGCCACATTGAATCTCGAAAGTGATGCCATCGACACCACCAGCAAGGACAGCAACGGCTGGCATGAGGAACTTGTTGGTATCAACAATTGGAGTATCGAGTTTGATGGGCTAATCCTGGAAGATGATACTGGATACATGGAACTCGAAGAGGCTTATATGAATAAATCACTAGTTATGGTGCAGTTATCCACTCCTGCCGGAAAAACCTACACCGGCAAGGCCAGGGTAACCCTGAGCATGGAAGGCCCTTATGAAGGAGAGGCGACAATTAGTGGCACCTTGACCGGTTCCGGCCAGTTGACTAAGGTTTAAGGGAGTGTGGATAGATAATGGCAACATTAAATGTTTATAGAGTTGACCTGGACGGTGGTAAACCGTCCTTCGTACCGGCCAGCGCCGGGGGAGATGATTTTATCAATTCCGGTAAGGCGTTCCTTATCGTGAAAAACGGTGGGACTGGAGCCGTCACAGTGACGATAAATTCTCAAACTCCATGTAGTTATGGCTTTGACCATGACGTACAGGTGTCCGTGGTTGCTGGTGACGAATCCTGGATCGGACCATTCCCAAAGGCCAGGTTCAATAACCAGGATAACAAGGTGCAGGTCACTTACAGCGATGTCACTTCCGTTACCGTGGCCGCGGTGGAGGTAGGATAATATGCCGAGAAATAAAACCGTAACCATCAACGGTAAGCAGGTCACAGTCAGGGAGCACAAAATTAAAGAGCTTCGGGAAGACATTATCCCGAAGCTCTCTTCTTTCATGGATATGCAGAAGTTGGCCGGGAAAGAAATTAAGGACATCATTCCGTTCTTTGAGGCCCGCCTGGCCGAGTTTTTCCCGGAAATCACAGAAGCCGATATTGACGAAGCCTATCCCAGTGAAATTGAGGCTTTGCTGGAAACCTGGATTGACGTAAATTTTTTTGGCTTAAAGAAAATCTACAAGCCGGTGCTGTCTTTAGCCCAGATGGGTACGCCGCAATAGCCGTCTTGATAGGCCGGGAAACTGGCTGGCCGCCGGAAGTGTGGGGAAAATGGACGGTCAGGGAGCTTGAGAATTTTCTCAAGGCCCTGACTGATGTCCTCACGGTGGAAGACTACCGGAATTGGCACAGGTTTGCTTTCCTGGCGTCGGTGATAGCGAACGTTAACCAGGGCCGGCGTGGACGTAAATTTAAGCCGGAGGATTTCATTGGCAGGCCCCCCTGGGAGAAAAAGAAAAAGCCTTTTCGAAAGAGCAGAGAAGAACAGCTGAGGGAGCTACAGGAAATAAAGAAAAGGTTTGGGGAAGCATAGTCGGAGTTATTTTTCTATGGCTTCATGTTATTTCCTTGAACCTATTTAATTCGGGATGTTGTTGATATATTTCCGGGTAGACTGTTAAGAAAAGTCCGTTATTTGCTGCATATGTAGTAAATTCTGATTTATCAAAAGCGGTCCAGTTAATTTCATGAAACTTTTGCCTTGATAGTTCTACAAAAAAGCTTGGTTCCCAATAAATTTTCTCTTGACTTGTATCAAGTTGCCATGTCCATGCGCGCGCTCCGTCTTTGGTGAAGGGTAAACAGATAAGGAAGGTGATATTTTGGATGTTTGGATTGTCTTCAAAGAGTTTTTTAAATAAAGGGGCGATTTTGATGCTTATTGCTTCATCCAGCGACTGTTCTCCTGTTTTAAATTTTGGCGGGAAGAAAGCGTAAACAATATCTAACTGACCTGTATCGTAATATTTACCTTTGACAAAACCGCTACCTCTTTCGTGGGTTAAGGTACCTATTGCCAAACGAGCTGATTCCACTGGATTTTCTTGTGTGAATTTTTGGTTGGAAGGAACGATAATAAATCGATGGATTAGAAAAGTTGCGAGAATTATGCTAACAACAAACCAAAATAGTTTTTGTTTTGGCATTAATTCACCTCCTTTCAGTTTGGTAACATTTAACTATATACAGAAAAATCCTTTAAAATCCTTCCTAATTGGAGGGTTATGCCATGAAAGTCGGCGAACTTTTTGTCGTTTTAGGGCTAGATAATAAGGAATTTGAGCGTGGGCTGGACTCATCCAAGAAATCTGTTGACAGTTTTAGCACATATGTCAATAAGAAGTTCACACAGATCGGCGAAGGTATGAAGAACCTAGGGACAAAGATGTCCCTCTTTTTAACTGCGCCTTTAACTTTGGTAGGCCGCAAGGCAATTCAGATGGCTTCTGACGTTGTAGAGTCTGAAAATCTTTTCGAGGTTAGTATGGGCAGTATGGGTAAAGCAGCCAGGCAGTGGAGTATCGATTTGAGCAAAGCTCTGGGACTCAATCAGTATGAAGTGAGAAAAACGCTAGCTACTTTCAATGTTATGTTGGGGTCTATGGGGTTCAGCGAAGAGGCCGCTTACAGCATGGCTAAAGGGTTAACACAGCTTTCTTATGATATGAGTTCTTTTTATAATCTTAAACCAGAACAAGCCTTCGAAAAGCTGCAGTCGGGTATCAGTGGTGAAATAGAGCCTTTGAAACAATTAGGAATTTTGGTAAGCGACACTATAATACAGCAGTGGGCATTACAACACGGTTGGATTAGGGAAGGCCAGCAGCTTTCTGAAAATCAGAAGATATTGGCTCGCTATAACGTGATCATGGAAGCTACCAGAAAAGCTCAGGGGGATCTTGCCCGCACGATGGATAGCCCGGCAAACACGGCCAGGAGGCGTGAGGCCCAGCTTGCTGAAGCTCAGGTCGAGGCAGGGAAGCGTTTACTTGATGCTACAAAGGCAATCAACCTGGCGCTGGGCAGACTGGCTGAAATGTTTCTAAAATTACCGCCGGGGATGCAGTCAGCGATAGTTTATTTGGCGATCTTTGCTGCCGCCCTTGGGCCACTTCTGTATGGACTGGGAACATTAATATTATTAGGGCCGGTGCTAATTGCCCGCTTTAAATCATTTTCAATTGCCGCTTTCGCTGCGCGCATGGTAAGCCTGTTGAAAGTTGCAATCCAGGGTCTTTACATTGCGATGACCAGAAATCCTGTAACGGGAGTAATAATACTCATAGCTGGAGCATTATTGTCGTTAGCCCTGTCATCAAAAACCGTCCGGGACTGGCTAGACCAGGTGATTGCCAGACTTCGGGCGCTCGCAGGTTTGGACTATAAGCCGCCCGATATGGCGGGGGCAGATCCTTCCAAAGTTGCCGATGCATATGACGAATATATTAAGCAACTTCAAGGCGTCGGGGATGCCACAAAAGATGCGAATAAGGAAACAAAAAAATTCCTGGCCTCTTTTGATGAGGTCTACCAAGTACCTGAGGAAAATGGTGGAGGTTTGGGCGGAGGAATTGGTAATATCCCTAAACCGCCTTCTGTAGAACCCCCGATAGGAGGGGGAGGAGGCGGGGGCGGGGGAGATGTTAAAATCCCTGGTATCGATACGATTATTAGTGGGTTTCAAAGACTGGCCGAGGCATGTTCAGCAGCAATGGAACAAATTAAGGCTAAATATGCCGAAGTCAAGGCGGAACTTGCAAAACCTCTGTATTTGTTTGTGGTCTATGATCCCGTTATCGTAGGGTTGACAACAGTTGAAGCTGTGGCTGTTAATGTAGCGTCAGCTATTCAGACCGCATGGGTAAATCTCCAAGCAGCAACACAAGTTATTTGGACGAATATAACAACATCTCTGAACACAATATGGGCGGCCATGCAGCTTTCAGCCCAGACCATATGGTCCACTGTGGTACAGACAATAAATACCTCATGGCTCAATGTTCAGATATTCACTCAAGCCGTGTGGATAGCTATAACCTCTTTCTTGGGTTCTATATGGTCAACAATCGTGACAACTGTCCAGACATCGTTAACCACAGTTCAGACTGTGATAACTACCGTTTGGACGGCAATCTTGACTTTTTTCCAAAATATATGGTCCAGCATTATAACTATTTTTAACACTGCAGTTACTACAATTCAAACGGCAATTCAAACTGCCTGGGTAGTAGTACAGTCAGTAACAACAGCAGTCTGGACGGCAGTTATGACATTTTGGCAATCTGTTTGGAGTACGCTTCAGACAGTAGCTCAATCGGCAGTCAGTGCCATTCAGAATCTTGCCCTTACGGCCTGGAACAACATATCAACTCTATTCCGTAATGTTTGGACAAATATTACTTCATTTTTTGCCAATGCATGGCGTAATTTAACTTCAATTACGCAGACCGAAGCAAGCAATATAATTCGGGCTGCCCAAAGGATGGCTGCGGGCATCATATCTGCATTAAGTAACCTCCCCTCGCAACTAGGTGCTATAGCATCGCGGGCATGGAGCACCTTCAAGGCACGGCTGATTGATCCAATCATGAACTGGTTCAAAAATCAGGGTGGAGGGGGTGGCACATCATCTGGCGGTGGTAAGTCTAATGTTGTTAATTTTCTAGATTATTCCCTGTCGAAAGGACGTGTAGGTCAACAACCGAAGGGAATACCTAAGGCTGCTATTACGCCCGTCGGGGCGCCACCTCCCATGCTCCCATCATTAATGCCTTCTTTGGCACCTATCCCGGCGCTGGCAGGTGGTGGGATAGTTAACAAGGCAACATTGGCGATGGTCGGGGAAGCTGGCAGGGAGGCAGTTGTTCCTCTGGACGAGGGATGTCTTATTGATTATAACAGGCTTGCATCGGCAATAGTGGAAGCATTGTCTACAACAGACCTCAAAGCGGTTCTCAAACTTGGCAATCGTGAGCTTACTCAGCTGGAGCGGGCTCTACAGCCAGCTCGCTGGAATGAGGCAGCCAGAAGAGGGATGTTATGAAACTCAACAATATAACAATAAAAACTCCTAATCGAGCGCTACAACCTGAGGATGCCAGAACGGGGGCGGTGTTATGAGCCTGATTATCGCCGGCGTGACAGTAAAAACACCTACCGAAATGCCCATCGAGAAATACAACCTGACCAAGTCCGGCCGAGTGGCGTCGGGAAAGATGACCATGGAGCTGGTAGCTCAGAAGCGAAAACTGGTGTGCAAGTACAATGCCATCCGGGAGGATGACCTGCAGGTGATTCTGAACAAGATATACAACCCGGCGAGCATGTTTTTTACGGTCACTTATGACGATGCCGGCGGTCCGGTTACCATGACATGCTACGCCGGAGCCATAAAAGGGGAGCCTGTCCGGCGGGATGTAGACGGGGTGTGGATCTGGAAAGACGTTGAGTTTGCTGTAATAGAGCAATGAGGTGCGGAAATGATTCCCGTAAGCGATGCTTATAAATTAGCGATAAATGCGGATGTGCGAAATATCAAGCCCAGGGTGCTGGTCTACTTCGACGGAGATAATCAGCCTCCGGTAGAATTTGACGAAGACACCGTTGTGGATATCCAACTATTGGAAGAGGCCCGGGCGGAATCAGAAAGTCCCTTGGGCCTGGTGTCGGCGAATGAATTGACAATTAGCTTCAAAAACGACGACCGGGCTTTTACGCCGACAAACCCGGCCAGCCCGTACTACGGAAAGCTGCGTCCAAATGTGCTGGTCAAGCCTTACCTGGGCCTGGAAACTTCGCCCGGCGTGTTCGAGTGGGTGCCCCTGGGTGTGTTCCGCACCGGGGACTGGTCGACGCCGTCTGACAGCGTGGAGGCGACTGTCACCTGTTACGATAAGCTGTACAAGTTGGACAACAAAGATGTGCCCATGCTGCCGGTGATTGTTGAAACTACTGTATACGAGCTGCTTGAAATGTTATTTCAGGCTTTAGGATTATCTTCCGGCGATTATGCCATCGATCCTGGTCTGAACCAGCCGGTCCAAATCGGCTGGTTACCCAAGGGCAAGGTAAAAAATGCGTTTCAGACTCTGGCCGTGGCCGGGAACTGCAGCATAATGGCGGACCGTTACGGAATTATTCAGGTACGGAACAACTTTGTTAGTGGCAGTCCAGTTGCGGTGCTGACCGATAACGATCAGATAATCATAGCTGAAAACCCGCAAAGATATTTGGATACGTATAACGTCGTCAAAGTCGACTACAAATTGCCCTATCTCAAGCCGTTAGATTCCTTGCTAAAAATTGACTCCTTGATCATACCCAATGGTGGCATAATTCTACAGGGCATCGAATTCACCGACGGCCCTGTAGCGACTATTCACCAGGTAAAACTCATTGGTGCAAAAAACGCTACTATAACTTCGGTACAGTACGGCGCTTGGGCGATAACAATTGAAATTGCGAATCCCGGTCCGGATGAAACTGTCAGCCTGGAAGTCACCGGCAGGGCCGTGGACGTGATTAATTCGACTTATACCGCACGGGACAATGAGGCGGTGGCCCTGTGGGAAGAAAAGGAACTGAAGATAAATAACCCTCTGATACAGGACTTGAACACGGCAAAATCCTACGCCGATGCTCTCCTACAGTGGGTAAAAGACCCGTATGTGAACTTCAGCCTGGACCTCCGGGGAAATCCTTCCCTAGAGGTTGGAGACATAATCGAAGTCCAGGACGCGGTAGACAAAATCGGCGATGTTGCTCTGGTACCCATCCGCATTACTCTGGATTACGACGGGGCATTGGAAGCGAAAATGGAAGCCAGGAAACCAATTTTGCCTTACCAGTGGACTTTTGTCTCGCCCGGATTATGTATTTTCACGTCCTATAGAACAACTGAAAGCATTGAGGAATATATTTTTGTTTCTCCTGGATTACCAGCAAAAATAAGGAGGTAATAGTATGGCAAACTTACTGCTTGACGATGCCGGTAGGCCGAAACCGCAAGTAGAAAATGCCGCTGGTACTGGATTTGAGGCCTGGAAAGGTGAGAACAATGCAGGGAGAATCACCGGCGATATTGACCATGATGCCGTTGATGCCGGCAAGCCGGTTAAGATAGGTGGTAAGGCCGCTGACCCTGCTACTTTACCCGCTGACGTAGCTACTGGTGATCGAGTTAATGCACTATTCGATTTGAAGGGCCGGTTGTTCACAAGAATGGACATCGCTCCGCCTTTGTCGACCGGTGCGGCTACGGAAGCAAAGCAGGATTCCATTATCGGGTACATTGATACCCTTGAAACGTTGCTCACAGCCATAAAAGACATCGACGGTGTAAAGAAGATTACCGACCCCGTCAGGTTAGCTTACGAAAACCTAACTATCCTGACAAGTCAGGCTCGGACGGTTTCCGGGACGTCTGCCGAATTCACCGTCGGCAATTACAAGGAAGCGAGTTTCTTTTTGAACGTCACCGCCGTAAGCGGTACTGCACCTACATTGGACGTTGTAATCCAGACAAAAGATCCGGTGAGCGGCGAGTGGTTTGACATTGTGACATTCACCCAGGCAACGGGGGTTACTAAAGAACGTAAGGCGGATAAGACTATTGACATTGGCAGCGTGATCAGGGCTAGCTACACGATCGGAGGCACTACCCCGTCGTTTACATTCAGCCTGGGCGCAGTGGTGAAGTGAGATGCCCGAACTCTACAGCGCCAATAAACTCACAAACCCCTCAGCCGAATCGGGCCTGGCCGGCTGGACCACCTCCGGCGTTACCGTTGTTGACGGCGGCACAGACGGAAGCAAATGTTTCCGCCTTGACCCAGCGGCCAGTATGTATCAGGAGAAGACCGGCCTGGGCCAGCCGCCGGATTTTCTGGTTGCTATTGACTTTTTGCCAGAGTATGAACCGCCGGAAAATGAAATTGAAGTGCGGGCATATTTGAAGCTCGAGTTTGAGTACGGCGACGGCAGCAAGGATACTTTTATTTTGCCGTGCCGGGCTGAGGTGGTGGAATAG